AATCATGATTAATAATACTGTTGATTTCTCTACCCTCTTCATTTATATGTACTAATTCATTGACATTAAATGTTAATACCTGTAAAAATGATTTATATTTCTCTAAATATGTAGACATATTAGCTGCATCTGAAATAGAAATTTCTAATACAACATCATCATATGAATCTTTATCGTCAAACTCTGCTTTAAATGTTAGTTTAGCCATATTGTATTTACCCCTTTGTTACAAGATTTATATTAATTTAACAATAAATTCTACAATTAAATATCCTAACATGACAAAGACTCCAAATGCTAATGCTGCATCTGCAACTAAATATCCTATATTTAATAATTGTTTTAACTTCTTCATTTGAATCTCCTCATAAGTTGTAATCTTACCAATCATAGGTTTAAAAGGTGAATATAATAATTGATTTGTTAAATGCCTTTGTATTTCATGAGTGACATTAAGTTTAATTTGTTCTATCGATAATGAATGTTTTAATGTGTTTATGTGATACATTTTATTAATCCTTATCTGTGTTTATTTATACATTTACTTCTTATAGTTATATTATCTCGCTACTCACTGTACTAATCAATAGTTCTTTTGTACATATATGTGGAACTTATTCTAAAACTAATAAATTGTATTTATAATATGTATTAAGTTATTGATTTGATTATTATTAGTTATGGTTAATGTGTTATTGGTTTGCAGTTTGTAGTGAATGTAAAAGAATATCTCATCTTCCCCTCTCAGGTTGTTCTGACCTATCACTAAATAAATGTTAAAGTTAATCCATTACCAAATTAACAATTAGTTGTAGCTCACATAGCTCATGAATATGCACTTTTAGGTAATCATTAAATAAAATTTGTTATAAGCAATCGAAGATGGGGGAGGGAACTAAAAATAATGGAATGATATAATGTGGCTACACTCTCAGTCTCGGAAAAATAGGTATTCAATAAAGATGCAATTACACAGTATATACATACATAATAACCTATACTATCCCCGACACAATATCCTATATAAACTACAGACAATAACCTAGATTAAAAATACCTATAAAACGAATTAGGAAGGCATACAAATAGAATTTGAAGGGAAGGCTATACCCTAGTAGCCATCTACATCTTACAAAGGCGCATAAGGATATAGAATTACAATTCACTAGATATTAACATAAATTTAGTATCTGTAGAGGTTATAACTACCATTCATCCGGAAATTACTACCGTTCGTCGGATAATATGAACTATCGTAAAAGAAGTGATTGACAAATTGAAAAAAGTATGATATATATACATATATATTATTATATAATAATTAAAATATGAAATAATTTCACTTCTGAAGCCACTACCACCAGTACTTACCTTAACTCACTTCTAAAGAACAATTACTAGTAAGTACTAATGCTTAAAACATACAACAAATAACTAATAAATATTATTATATATATTAAATGAATTCAATAGAAATACCTAAAGATAATATCTGTGAAGATACACAGCCGACTTCTAATACAACTAAAAAACAAATTGAATTAGTTGTTGGTCAAATGATAGTACCATCTTCTAAATCACCTAGAGAATTAACTCTAAATAACCTAACAGTAAAAGAACTAGATGGTAAAGGTGGTTACATTGATATGGATGGTATAGCTAGAGATGGTTTAGGACGTAAGAGAAGAGCTCCTAAGTCAAATAATCCTAATGTAGTATCTACAAACCCTGATGCAGACACTAAATTACTAAAAATACGTAGAGGTAGGCATAATTATGATCCTTCTATGAAGGAAATTATGTTGGTAAATTCCCAAGCTGGGAAGTCTCTTACACAAATTGCATGTATACTCTCTCAAAAATATAACCTTCCTATTATTGCAGATACAATACTTTCATGGGAGAAGACTGAAGGGGAGAATTATGGTAAACATTTAAAGTTATGCCGTACTTATGCCCAAGCTTATCACGAAGATATATTAGCTAAAATGATTTCCGGTGAAACTCCTGCATCAGCTTCTCAAATTGAAGGGCAGAAGTGGAAACTTAAGACCTTATTTGCAGACTGGGGAGATAAAGCCCAGAAGATTGAAGTTTCTCAAATGGATGGTATGTCCGACAAGACTCTAGAATCTAAAGTAACTGCGCTATTAAAACGTACTGGCCAACTACCAGTAGATTTAAAATTAGTAGCAAAGTCACAAAATAAAGAAGAAAGGATATAGACATATGTTTAAACTATTTAAAATCAATAATTCTAATGAATATAAACCGAGTAGATTCCTGCCTAACTATAATTATCTAGAAAATAAAATTAAGTTAAATGTACTATTAGGACGTGGTTTCTGTGCAGGTGCATATTTTGACCTAAGTCCAAAAGAATTAGATGAATTAATACAATTCTTAGACGAATCTCTACCAACAAATTATTCATTGCTAAAACAACATACTCTTGAATGGTCGAGACCAGAAGATTGTACTGCTTATCTTGCGACAGATTTTGGGTTAGGTAAATTTCAAATACGAAAAGAATATGAATCGATTGATTTTGGAATTACGAATAAAAAACGTACATCTAAAGCTTATTTAGTTGTTTACGCGATTAGAACGAAATCTAATGTAATACAAAAAATAAAATATAAAATAATGAATTTTATTTATAGAACATATTTAAGACTATCGGCCTAATGACTAAATCATTTAGACGTGAAGATTCCCATGGTTCGCAATTACCAATAGATTTATCTAATCTTACTCGTGAACAATTAGAAGATCTTTATGGCACACTTGCCGAATTAGACAAACGTACACGTTATAATAAACTAGCATACGTTTTTCCTGATACTGGTCCAAGATCAAGACATTTATATGTGAAGCAGGTCGATTTCATGAATGCCTCACAAAACTACCCCGAATTACTTCTATGCGGAGCCAACAGATCAGGTAAGTCATTTACCTTAGCTTATTTTGCAGCCATGCACATAACTGGTATTTACCCAGATTGGTATAAAGGCAAAAGATTTTATGGAGACATTACAGTATGGTTAACCTCTTTAACCGCGGCAGTTACACGGGATGTAATTCAGACCTATCTCTTAGGAGAGATGAGCGATATGGGATCAGGGTTTATCCCAAAGGATAAAATACTTGAAGCTAGACCGAAACATGGTGTTCCTAATGCTATTGATACTTTTGTCACACAGAGGGAGGATGGTGGCAAATGTAGAGCTGTTTTTAAGTCCTACGACCAAGGTAGAAGAGCTTTTCAAGGGGATTCAGTAGAACTTATTCTGAATGATGAAGAACCAGAAGACCCTGAAATCTATTCAGAGCAATTAACACGTACTATGACTACCCAAGGATTGGTAGTGACAGGATTTACGCCCCTGAGAGGTCTAAGTAAGGTTGTATTGCGTTTCTTAGAGGGAGGTTTATTTCCTTCTAATCATGTTCCCCAACATAACAATAATTTATATGTTGAAAGAGTAGATTGGCAAGATGTTCCTCATTTATCTGAGAATGATAAAGAAAGAATGTTAAAGTCATATCTTCCTCATGAAATTGAAGCTCGTTCAAAAGGTATTCCTTGTGTAGGTCAAGGTAAAATTTATCCTATACCGGAATCTGACTTTGTAGTTGATAGTTTCCCTATTCCAAATCATTGGCCTAAAGTCTATGGATTAGATGTGGCTACCTCAGGACGAACTGCATGTATATGGGCAGCATTAGATACCGATACAATTAGTGAAGATGACCCAATAGTATATTTGTACAGTGAGTATTATTCCTCTAGAGAATTTCCTGATGTACATGCAATAAATATAAAAAAGAAGGGCGAATGGATTCCAGGGGTTATTGACCCTGCATCAAATAGAGATAAGTTAATGAATAATTCTCTAATGCAGCAATATAGAGAATTAGGATTAGATGTTTCTAATGCTAAAAATTCTATTGAATCAGGTCTTTTAAAAGTAACAAATATGTTAACTTCAGGACGATTAAAAGTTTTGAATACTTGTGGCAACTGGATTCAAGAATATAGAAACTATATGTTTGATGATAAAGGCGAAGTTAAGAAAAATCAAGCAGATCACTTAATGGATGCCACGCGATATTTAATAATGTCAGGATTAGTGCGGGCCGTCAGGCCACCAAGAGATTTTGATATAAAAGATAACAATAGGTATTTTGACAATCAAATGAGCAGTCCGAGAACTGGATACTAAGGAATAATTTATAAATGTCAACTTATGATGAATATCTAGGACCAGAAAAATATGGAGATGATGAGAAAGAATCAACTCCTTCTTTTAGAAAAGTCTTATCTACTATAAAATCATATTCTGAATCTAATAACATTGCAGACTTAATAGATCAAGAATATTTAAAAGAAATTTCTGATTATTGTGTAAAATGTTACCAAGATGATTTAAGATCCATGAAAGATTGGTTAGCAAATGCTGATGAAATTATGGATTTTATGAAAACTTCCCCTTCAAAACCTGCTAAGAAACATAAGGCAAATATAAAATTACCAATTATATATACTGCTGTACTACATATGTCTTCTATGCTGCAGGATGAATTAAATAAAAATGGTGATGTGGCAAACTATAAAGTAATAGGCGGCGACACACAAATCGTACCTAACAATACCCCTAATGCCCAACATGTACAGGCCCAACCTACTATATCTTTTGGAAAGAAAGCCAGAAGAGGTAAAAGAATTTGTCGTCATTTAAACTGGATGTGTACAGAAAAAATTGATAACTGGTACATGAAAGAAGATCAAGTACAAACTACAGCTTTAGCTATAGGAACAGCTTTTGTAAAAACATATTATGATCATGTTAATGAAACTATTGTATCTGAGTTTATTCCTTATGATCAGATTATTATCAATCATGGTTCTAGTTCTTTGAGTAAAGCAGAATCTATAACTCATAAAATCTATAAAACAACTAGAGAAATTATTCAATGGCAAAGATATGGATTATTTTCTGAAATAGAAGATGAAAAAGGAATTGTCACTGATATTAAGGATTTAACAAAGGACAAAGGAGACCATAATGCAGTTAGTCATGTTTTACTAGAACATCATTGCTGGTTAGATCTCGATAAAGATGGACTTCCTGAGCCTTATATAGTAACTATTCACGAAGCATCTGGAAAAATACTAAGGATAGTAGCTCGATTCACTTTAAAAGATGTTATTTATAATTCTAAAAATGAAATTAAAAAAATAATACCAACTAATTTCTTTACTGCATATAATGCAATTACTAATCCAGATGGCGGATTATGGCATTGGGGATTAGGTCATTTATTATTGAATTTAAATGATGCGGGCAATGCAATGATTAATATATTAACTAATGCCGGACATTTAGCAACTTTACAAGGTGGATTTTTAGATAAATCTTTACGTATTAAAAAAGGACCTCATGAATTAGACCCAGGAGAATGGGTCTCTGCAGAATCGACAGGACAAGCATTAAAAGACGGTATTGTCCCATTTAATTATAAAGAACCTAGTAATGTTCTTTTGCAAGTGTTAGGGTTGATTTTAGATCAATCAAAGGCTGTCTCAGCAACGTCGGATTTAACGACTGGTCAAACTAGTGATTCGATGGCTAATGTTAGCCCTAATGTAGTTTTTAATATGATGCAACAAGGTCTGAAACTCTATACTTCTATATTTCGTAGAATATCTAGAGGCCGTAAAGAAGAATTACAAAAAATTGTTAAGTTAAATTCTATTCATGTAGACACAAAAGAATACATGGCTATTGTAAGTCCACCGCCGGCAGAAATTCAAGAAATGTTTGATGCTAACCATAACTTAATTGATTATGATTTAAATAGTCTTGAATTGCAAATTGTTCCTATAGTTGATGATAACCAAGCAACTGAAGGGGAAATGCAAATTAAAGCCCAAGCTAAATTAAATGCAGCAATTCAATTAGCGCCATATAATATAATTAATTTAAGAGAAGTTGCTAAGGAATATTTTGAATCTTTAGAAACTGAGAATGCTGATCAATTAATTTTACCACCTGCACCACCTCCGCCCCCAGATCCTAAACTTTTAGAAGTACAACAGGATGCTAAGTTTAATCAAGATAAGATTCAACTAGAATCTAAGAAACTTGAATTGCATGATAAAAAATTAAATATGGATCATCAAGTTAAAATTGGTGCTTTACAACTACAAGCACAACAATTACAAATACAAGGAAATCATGTACAAGGTCAACATCAAACTGCAGTATCTAAAGTAAACTTAGAAGCAGGTAAACTACAATTAGATGCTACTAAAGTAGCACTTACAAATCAACATGATAATATTCAAACATCATTAGATTTTCAAGCTAAAGCTAAAGAGCTTCAATTACAAAAAGAAGAATTGGCGTTGAAGCGAAGAGAAATAGACAAAAATAATGTCTAAGCAAATATTAGTAAAACATGATATTGAGAATTTATACTATCATCCCACGATGATAAAAGTACTAGATGCTATTAAAGATATTACATTCTCAGAAGCTGAACATATTACTAGAACATTAAATACTAATAGGTCTTGTGAAGAAATAGCATTACAAGTTGCAGAATTTAAAGGTAGACAAAAAATACTTAATACAATAATAGATTCAGATTTGTTAATTAGTTTATTAAGTGATTATATAATAGAAGAAGAGGTAGACAAAAATGGCCAAAGTAATAGGGGCACAAATAAAAATTAAACTTGTAGAAACTCCAGAAGTATCTAAAGGTGGAATTTTTATTGCTCAGAAAAAAGACTTTTCGGAAATAGCTTGCAATGTTGGGGTTGTACAAGAAATTGGACCACTTGCATTTAAAGGACTTGCTGAAAATCCAGACGATAAGGATTTATTCAAAGTAGGTGACATGGTGTACTTTACTAAATATGCTGGATTTCGAATAAATAAAAAGGAATCTAAAGTTGTTGAAAGAATTATAGACTTTAGAGATGTAAAAGCTATTGTAGAAGATGATGATGATTTATATGGGTTTTAATTAGAATAGGAATATAGATAAATGACAGATAAAATACTTGAACAAGCAGCCGCTGAATTAAAAGAAACTGTTTTAAGTTCTGATTTAGTGACTACTGAAGAGAAAGTTTTAACGATTGATGATAAAGCTAGAGCAATGGGATGGAGACCTTTGGAGGAATATAAAGGAGATCCAGATGCTTGGGTTGACGCTAAGGAATTTGTAAGCAGAAGTTCTTTCTTTAAGAAAATTGATTCTTTAAAAGAAAAAATACAAACGCAAGAACAAGTTATTAGGACAATGAATCAAACATTATCTCTATCTGAACGTAGAGGATATGAAAAAGCACTAGAAGAAGCTAAACAACAAATGGCGGAGGCTAGGGCACAAGGTAACTTCAAGGAATATGAAAAAGCAGTAATGAAACAAGCTGACATTGTTAAAAACATCCCAGCAAGTATTACACATACTGAGGATTTTACTAAAGAACAATATTGGAAAGAATTTGTAGAACAAAATCCATGGCAACATCAAAGTGATTTAAATTCACAAATTAAAAGAGCTGCTGCTTTAGTAATGACTCAAAATCTACAACAATCAAATCCAAATATTTCTAATAAAGAAATAACTGATTATATACACAAAGAAATAAGAGTTAAATTTCCTGATGAATTTAAGCATGAACAAACTTATCCAACAGTTATGAGTTCAGGAAGGCAAAATTCATCAACAGTTGTCTCTAATTCTCTTGAAGGATTAAATGAAGCCCAAAAACAAGCAATAAAATATTTAGAATCTAAAAATCTAGACACAAAAGAAATACTTTCCCAATTTAGAAAAGGTAAAAAATAGATATGACACATACTAATGGTAAAGATGCCAACACTAATCAACTAAGTAAAGAGACTAAATTAATGACAACAGAAGATACTCAAAATAGACCAAGAAAACGTAAAAGCATTAGAGATGCAACAAGTTCAAAAGGACCTCTTTGGTTGCCAGCAGATTTAATCCCAGGATATAAATTATATTGGGCAAAAGTTTCTGCAAGTAACCCATATAAATTACATCAATTAATGGAAATTGGTTGGGGACCTTTAAGCGAAGAGCAAAAGAAAAAATTAATAGGTGTTATTCCTACAGGACTACTTGTCCAAACACAAACAGAATTTGGATCCTGGATAACTAAGAATTCAGGAGAAATTGTACACTATTTAATGTGTATGCCTTTAGATATTGTAGATGAAATTAATAAAGAAAAAAGGGAAATACGAGAAGAAAGAGAACGAGGACATGTTCAAGATATTAAAAATAATTCTATTTTAACATCATCTGACATCAGTGTCAGATCAAACCCAGTCAAAACCTGGGATTAATAATTAACGAGGTTTATTAAATATGGCTAATGTCAATTTAACAACTGGCGGATATGGACTTATTCCATATAGCTCCAGTTTAGATGCTGACAATATTGTATACTGTCATGTGCCAGCAAGTGATAGCACAGCTTTATATGTAGGTTCCCCTGTAGCAAAAGTAGGAAGTGCAAACACAGCAGTGATTAATTTAGGTTCTAATCGTGTCGCCGGCGCTCACACCTTCGATATTGGTTTATTACATGAAGTAACTCATGCAACTGCTGGAGATAGTAATAAAATATGGGGTGTTGTAGTAGGTGTTATGCTAGATCATAATAACTATACTGCGCCAGACTATAGACCAGCTTCAGTAGAAGCAGTTGTAAAAGTAGTCAGAATGTTACCAGGCAAACGCTTTAGAATTCTTTCTAATGCCGCATTACCAGCAGCTTCTGTTGGTTTAAATGCCAATATCTCTGCATCATCTGGCGGATCAACTACTTTTGGTATTTCATCTGTGTTATTAGATGCTGCAGGAACTCCGGCTGCTTCTAGTGCTAAACAATTAAAAATTGTAGCAATTGGCCGAAATCCATCACAATTAGATGTAACATCTGCAGGCGTTGAGGTCATTGTCGAAGGTAACTACGGCTATGATGTTGTTAACGATGCTGGTTTGTAAGAGGAATAAATAATGAGTAATACAATGGTCTTATCCGATTTTGCAATTGCTGCAAGACCGGTAACTTACACAGCTTATGGTTTGGAATATGCTAAATTAGCAAAATTCTATGAACAAGTAGCTACTGTTGAAAAAATGGATGCCTATGTCGACGAAGATATTCGTCTGGCTGGTTTTGGTCGTCTTCAAAAGAAACTAGAAACTGAAGCATTTACCCTTGACAGAATTCGTCAAGAATACGTAACTCGCTATATTGCAGTTGATTATGCTTTAGGAGGTGCCGTTTCTCGTCGAGCAATTGAAAGTGCAAAAGGTATGGATATCCTTGGCAAGATTGCTATGGAACTTGCAAATGCAAATGTACAAGAACGTAATTTTCGCATTGCTGCAATTTTCAACAATGCATTTGATTCTTCTGCTCAACCAATGGCAGATGGCGCTTCTTTAGTGACAACTTCTGGTGCTTCTGTTAGTGGGTTAAATGCAACTAATAGATTAGCTGTAGATGCCGCATTCTCTGAAGCTTCATTGGAAACAATGTTAATTCAAATTGCAACTAACTCTCGCAATACACGTGGTGAATTATTGACAATTACCCCAGAAAAACTGGTTGTAATGCCTCAAGAAATTTATGACTGTAGACGTATTCTTCATTCAACACTAAGACCTGGAACAGCAGACAATGATGCTAACGTTCATAGTTCTTTATTTAGTGACAAAGATATCTACACTTCACCATTACTTACTGATACCAATAATGATATGTGGTTTATCTTAACTGATATAAATCGTAAAGGTCAAGGCATTAAACTAAAAGAAGCTCGTGCTTTTGAGATTGAAACTGATGTTGATTTTAGAACTTCAGCAGTTTTGGTCAAAGGTGAAACCTCCTTTATTGCTGGTGTTACTGATCGTCTTTGCATTTATGGAACTAATGGAACCTAAGTTTTAGGTTTAATAAGTTATTTATAGTGTAATAAGGACATTATACTTCACATGCTGTGCGACGCAAATCGACTTCTAAGGATAGAAGACACACAGCACTTTTAATATAAAAGGTATATAACTATGTCAACAACTAAATTCTCTGGGCCAGTTGTCTCTACAAATGGTTTTACGGGAGCATTAACAGGTAATATTACAGGAAATATTACTGGCAATGTCACAGGAAATGTTACTGGAAATGTAACAGGTTATGTAGATGGACCAACTGAAACTATTGCGGCAGCAGGTGCTTTAAGTACCACTACTGCAGAATCGCACCTTAATTTCGCAGCAGGTGGAGCAGTTACCTTAGCAGCCCCAACTATACATGGTTTAGTTAAGGTAATAGATGTGGCTGCATACACTGCCAACTATACATTAGCTTTAACTAATGTAGTAGAAGGTACTGCAGGTACAACTGCAACATTTACTGCAACAACAGGTAGATTAGTTCTTTTATCTGATGTTGGATTAGGAAAATGGATAGTTCTAAAACAATCAGCAGCCGGTTTAACATTAACCTAAAAATAATATGCAAAATAATAATTTTTCAGGTATGCCAGTAAATTCTAGTGCTGGTTATAAAGTTGCTGGGGTTCAATTAAATTCTACCCCAGTATTTATTGATTCTAGAAATAATGATATTAATATGGAAGAGAACATTACGGCAGTTGGCGCATTAAGTACTACCGTAGCAGTTTCTCATCTTAACTTTGCAGCAGGTGGAGCAGTTACTTTAGCGGCACCTACTAAACCTTGTTTTCTTAAAATAATTAAAGTTGATCAACATACTTCTAATTATACATTAGCTTTAACCAATATTGTAGATGGAACTGCATCAACAACTGCTACATTTACATCTACATCAGGTAGATTAGTATTATTATCTGATAGTGTTACTAGCGGTAAATGGATTGTCATACATCAATCACCATCTGGCCTAACATTATCATAAATTTATAATAGAGGAAATAATTCATGGCTCGTCCTATTTATTATGCCATAGCACCTGTCGCAGCTGATACATCAGGATGGCTAGCGTCACAAACAAGATCTTCTGCCGGAGCATTAATTATCAATGGTACAGCTGCAGGAACTGTTTTAGATTTTGCAAGATTATTAAGCATTACATCAACAAGTAATTTAAGTGGACTTACCTTTACATTTACGGGTACTGATGCACAAGGTAGAGCATTAACAGAAACAGTAACTGGCCCAAATAACACAACAGTAAATAGCGTTAATTACTTTCAAACGGTAACAGCAGCTACAGTAAGTGCCACAATGTCTACTAATAATGTAAATGTTGGTTATACAGGTTCCTTAGCCACCCCATTAATAAAAATAAATCATTTAAGTAGGGTTGCGGCGGAAATTGCGGTAGAATTACAAGCTGGAACTGCAACATTTTCAGTACAAGAAACATATTCTAAGTCTGCTGGCGAAGCAGGTATTACAGAAATATGGTTTACACCAAGTACTTTTAGTGCCAAGAGTGCATCAACTTTAGGTCAAATTGACTTACATGCTAAGGCAGTAAGATTGACTACTAGTGCAATTTCCGCACCAACTTTAAGTTTAAATATATTTCAAAATATTAGAGACTAATTGTAATGTCAGGATTAGATAATCAGGACATTAGTGCAACCTTTGATAGTTTATTAACTTTACAAAGTTTGTTGCCATTAGATTCTGTGTCCCCACAATTTATTTGTGATGGGCATGGAAATCAGACACAAATAAAAGTATCAACTAATATGACGTATTTATATAATACGACATTTAATGGACCAATTACCTTTGCTGCTGGATACTCATTTTCTTCAGTAATACCAGAAAGTTCTGGCGGAACTGGACAATCATCCGTTGCTAATATGTTTAATGTTTATTATCCATATGCTAGAGTAACTTTAGACGAAGAAAATGTACCTGTTGATTCTGATTGGCTCCTATTAGGAGACCATTCAAATAGTGATTTACCTAATTTTATTCAATTAGGAACAATTAAAACTTACATAAAGAATAGTATAACAGATAATGATAGTAGTGGTGTAACTTGGAATGTTGTAACTGGAACTAGTCAAATATCCTCATCTAATAATGGGTATTTAACGAATAATAGTTCCTTAGTCACCATTACATTACCAATAACATTTTCAGTTGGTGATATTATAGAAATATCTGGAATGAATTCTGGTGGCTGGAAATTAGCTCAAAATATAGGGCAAATAATACACTTTAATACTGGCAGCACAACAACAGGATCAAGTGGATATTTATCATCAACTAATACAAGAGATGCAATAAGATTAATAGGTGTTGTTGCTAATACAGAATTGAATGTATTAAGTTCAACTGGTAATATAACAATAGTTTAATAATTTTCATTAGGAGTTTACAAAGTAAATGGCCACACAAAATGCGATAGGCACTAACTACCCAATTAATATTGTGGATGGTGGTACCGGTAGTACAACTGCATCTGCTGCTAGGACTGCATTAGGCTTAACAATAGGAACAAATGTTCAAGCATGGGGTTCTCAGCTTGATACCTTTTCAGCCTATAATACAAATGGTATTTTTGTTCAAACAGCTGCCGGTACTTATACAGGTAGAACTATAACAGGTACTTCTAACCAAATTAGTGTCAGTAATGGTAGTGGTGTAGGCGGTAATCCTACAATTTCATTACCTTCAGTAGTTGACTTAAGTGCCGCTACTAATTTTAGAGTACCAGCAGGAACAGCTCCTACAATTGCTGTTACTGGTGACTTAGGAATTGATACCAATACTGATAATGTAAATATAACACAAGGTTCTTTAGAGTACTATGATGGAACTAGGGTTATGTATTGTATTGCAGTAGATACAATTCCTAGCACTAACAATTACGTACTTACCTATAATTCCGGCAGTCAAAAATATGTATTTTCTGCGCCAGGGGCAACAGCTACTACTGAAGTCACCGGAACAACTCAAACTGCAGCTGTAAACAATGCATATATATTAAATAATGCTTCACAAGTTACCTTGACCTTACCAACAACTGCAAATTTAGGAGATAAAATTGAAGTTATGGGCAAAGGTGCCGGTGGCTGGAAAATTGCACAAAATGCTTCTCAAGTAATCCATTTTAATACAGTCGACACTACCACAGGTACAGGTGGATCATTAGCTTCGACACATCAATATGATTGTGTGACATTGGCTTGTATACTGGCAAATAATGGCTGGATTGTTAAAGCATCAGAAGGCAATATTACTATTGTTTAAGGTTATTAAATAATGACTACAGAAAATGCAACAGATACTGGCTCCCCAATTACAATTACACAAGGTGGAACAGGAAGCACAACAGCATCTGCCGCTAGAACAGCTTTAGGTGTTGTAATTGGTACTAATGTGGAAGCCTGGAGTGCTCAATTAGACACTTTGTCTAGTTATAATACTAATGGACTATTTACGCAAACTGCAGCAGGAACCTATACAGGACGCACCCTAACAGGAACAACTGCTCAAATTATAGTTGTAAATGGCAATGGTGTTTCTGGAAATCCAACGCTATCAATATCACCTAATGTAAATGCTGTAAGTGTTTTAATGGCCCAAGGTCTAATTTCTAATTAATAAGAGGCTTAAATGACTGCCAATACAAGTCCAATTTTCACCTTAACTCCTAAAAATGGTTATGCTAAGGCAACTGCTGCAGATGCTACGCAAGACGGTACTAATGCTAATGTAGTATCTGGTTATACTGCCGGTGCAAATGGAAGTTTTGTTTTAAAATTAATGTGTCAACCCATTTCTACATCTGGAAGTACAACAACTAATGCCGCCGCATTAAGAATATATATAAATAATGGTAGTACAATTGGTACAGCTTCTAATAATATTTTAATTAAAGAAGTAACTTTACCAGCTACAGCAGTAAATCAAACTGGAACAGCTGAAGCAATTGGTATCGAAGTTCCATTGAATATACAACTGCAAGCATCATATGTGTTAGCCTTCGGGGTTACATCATTTGCTGCAAATACCCAATGGAATATTTGTACTATAGTCGGAGACTATTAATGTATCAAATAACTGGTAGCATACCAACCAATAACGATAAAATATCTATTTATCGTGGGCCAACTGCTGGCCTTAATACAAGTCAATGGGTAACTTGGAATAAACCAAAAAACTGTAGTCATGTATTCATGTTACAATTTGGTGCAGGTGGTGGTGGTGCAGGTGGTGGAGCAAGTGCCGCATCTACTATTGGTGCTGGTGGCGGCGCAGGAGGAAATGGAGCAATATCTAGTCTACTAATTCCAGCTTTTTTGTTGCCAGATGTATTATATGTTCAACCAGGAAAAGGTGGATCAAGTGGAAGTGGTCAAGTTCAAGGAGGATCGGCTGCTAGCGGAGGCGGTGCAGGTGGAACATCCTATATAACAGTTTTTCCAAGCACAACTGCGGGATATGGTGTTTTAGTAGCTCCTGGTGGAAATGGTGGGAATGCAGCCAGTGGAGCAACAGCCGGAACAGTAAATACTGCCGCATCTGCCTCTACCTTAGGCACTTGTATTTATGCAACGGCAGGTATTAGTTTTTTTCAAGGTGGGGCCGCAGGACCCGCAGGATCAACAGGTTCAGTAACTGGAAGTAATGATGTATCATATGGTACTGCGTCTACTGTGACATATACAACTCCTGGAGCTGGAGGAGCAGGTGTAAGTGCCGCCAATGCCACTGCCACTGGCGGTACGATAATTGCTGGAGGATTATGCCCAGGACTAATTGGAGGAGCTTCTAATGGTGGACGAGGAATAGATGGATTAAATTTATTCAGTAGTGAGAATAGGCCCTCATACTTTACAGGAGGCTCGGGAGGAGGTTCTAATACAAGTGGAACAGGAGGAGCCGGCGGACATGGATCTATTGGTTCTGGAGGAGGCGGAGGTGGTGGAACCAATGGAACTTCATCAGTTGCCGGGGCTGGTGGACAAGGTGGCGGTGGATTAATTATGATTGTGGCATGGTAGGTCAATATGTTTGCAGCAGTTTGGGGTATATTTAGTTTTTTTGGTACATGGCTGAAAGGATTTTTTGCTACTAAACAAGCTAAAATAGCTATGTGGCAAGAAGGACTAATTGGTTTGTTTTTGGCTTTGCGTCAAGCAGGTATAACTGATGTGGCCATAGCTCAATTAATGGCCCAAGTATGGATAAATGATTCAAACTCAGAACATTTTCTAGTTAGATCATGGAGGCCGATAGTTGCATTAACATTAATGGTTTTTTTAATAGCAATTATGACAGGTTGGGTTGATGCCCCAATATTATTCTCAAATCCTATTCCTCCTATGATTGATAAATTATTAACAATATTTGGCGCTATATTAGGATGGGGTATTGGAGCTAGAACAATTGATAAAGGTATAGCCGCCATGGCAAAATCTAAAGTAGCTAATACAATTATGAATAAAATAGGAGATTCTGCAACTGAAGTTTTTGAAGATGTATCAAAATCTACTGCAGCAATAGATTCTTCATTAGATACTACAAAGCAACCAGAAGATGCTTAAAATTATAGACAAAAGGTGTAGATTATGATAATATTTTTATTAGGAGCAATTGTAGGATTGCTTTTAGGTGTCATTGTAATAATATTTGCAATGATTAAGTTTAATTTAAATACTACTAGTGTATTTTCTACATTAGGTGGGTATTTCTCAAACAATAGTTCAAGTAATAAAGAAGGTAAATAATATGGTAATGGCAATCGTTTCATTTGTAATAGGTTTTGTTGTAGGCGTTTTTAAGGATAATATTGTTTCAATGGTAAAAGGTGATATGAATCCTCCTGCGCCTCCAGCTGCTCCTCCTTCATCTCCACCTAACCCTGTAGTATAATTAAAAATAATTGACAAATAGTGTAGTTAAGAGTATAATTGTATTATGATTACAGTACATGAATTTACATTAATTATGATACAATCTCTAACTACACTAATCTTATTTTCAATTGTAAATTTTTTATATAATAAATATAGAGTAACTGCATCAATTAAAGCCTGGAATAAAATGTTAAATGCAGTTAAACCAACATCTTCATTTAATAAAAATACTGACAATGAGACTAAACTACACTAAACCTAAAATTCCTCAAAAAGTTACATTATATGTAACTGGAATTTTTATAATTTTGTTTGCTATATTGGGTATTTTTATTTATTCATTTTTTATAGTATATGCATTAATATTATTTTATATAAATATAGTTAAAGTTATATGCTCTGAGTTTAGGAAATTAATTAAATTTAATGAGTATACATTCCGATCGAAAATATCGAAGTAGTTATCACAATAATCAATATCCATTAATAGATGATAGAACAGGCTTTAGAATCTCTTCTAAAGATGCAATTGTTGATTATGGAGACATTGTAACCCATAAAAAGAATAAAAAAGGGATACCACAAACTTTAATATTACCAGAAATTCCTACAAATGAATTATATATAGATGGTCCAGTGCGGCCACCTAAATTTTATACCTATGCCTCTCGTGAAAATTATATGTTTATGGGCGATGTTGCCTTTAATGATAGGTCCTTTTTAAATTCATTTGGTTTAAATTTAGCTGAATTAAATCCAGATTACGTGACATTACAACAGCAATTACCTACTTATTGGCAAACTGTGGATGCCACTTGGAATTCAATGCTAGGTAAATGGACCAATAAAACTTATAATCAAAATATTCAATTTGGACCTACAACATTTGTAGCTAATTGGGGCGATACAATACAACCAGAATTTCACCAAGTACAATTCGAAGGTGCATAATAAATGTCTACATCTGGTGACCAAACCTATTTAATAACAACATCTGGAATTATTCAGAAAGCATTTGAACTTGCTGAAATTATAGCCCCTGGAGAATCTATCCCAGGTGAAGATTACAATAGTGCTTTAGTTTCATTAAATGCTATGATTAAACATTGGCAAGCCGCTAAAGGTTTATATATGCATCACATGGAAGAAGCAACTTTATTCTTAATGCCAGGACAACGAACCTATCAAATCGGTAATTCCTCCCCAGATTTTTGTGGAATTTCTACAAATCTTGTAGAAACACAATTAACAGCAGCAAATAATATTGGCAATACATTATTGACTGTTAATAGTACCTCAGGTATGTTAACTGGTGATTATATTGGAATTGTGCAAGATAATAGTACTTTATTATGGGGAACTATTTCTAATGTTAATTCCTCAACCACAGTGACAACCAATACTGCTTTAACAACTACAGCAGCTATTGGTAATATGGTTTTTACTTATAGAACAAATGCCGGAAGACCATTAGAAATATACAATATGGTTTTGAGACAATCAGGTGGAACAGATTCAATTCTTAGTCAGGCAATATCAGAAATTCAAATAAGTCCTATGAGTGTTGATGAATACTTTAAATTGCCCTCTAAAGGAACTCAAGGTACTACTATTAAATATTCAATGTTTAAGAAAAATAATTATAATCAATTAAATATTTATCCAGTTCCTTCAACAAGTATTTATAGACTTAAATTTTTATATAGTAGAATTATAGAAAATTTTGATAATTCTTCTGATAATCCAGATCTACCCCAAGAATATTGCAAAGCTTTATATTGGAATTTAGCAGCTGAATTAGCTGCACAATATAAAAAATATGAGGTTCTTCAATATTTAGATTCTAAAAGTAATTTGTATCTTCATGAAGCATGTTCAGTTTCACAAGAAAATAATATAAGTTTAATGCTTACTGCTAGCGGATTTAATGATCATGCCCAGAATTAATGTTCCTATTATTGCAAGTACTATGAAACATCCAAGTATTACTTGCGCAGGAACACAAGAATTAAGTAATTTTTATGTTCAACCATTAGCTGATTATTCTGAAACAAGATTACCAATGGTTTTAAAAGGAACCCCAGGTTTTAGTTTATGGAAAGACTTATCAGGAAATTTAATACGAGGAATGATTGTTCCAGGAGATGGAAATTTATATGTAGTTAAAGATAATACAGTTTATAAAGTTACAACTGCATTGGTTTCGACCTCATTAGGTACAATTAGTAATTCAACTGGTCAAGTTTCTATGGCTGCCTCACAAACAGAAGTAGTTATTTGTAACGGTATAAATGAATACAAGATAACACTATCAAATGGAGCATTTACTGATATAACTTCAAGTTTTACAGGAATTAATGGTTCATTTGTTCCAACTTTTGTGTTTGCCCAAAATTCAAGATTCTATACTTATGTTGGTTTAAGTAATCAAGTATTTATTTCTAATACTTTAGATGCGGCAACAGTTCAATCAACTGCGAATATTCAAATTTCCATTAATTATGGAAAACTGCAGAATGCATTAGCCTCCACTTGGTATCAATATTATATGGCAGATAATACAACCGAAATATGGACAGATCAAGGGGCTTCAGGAACTGTACCCATTGTTCGTGGCCAAGGTATGACTGTTCCAGTAGGAATATTAGCGGCAAAGAGCGCTTTGATTATTGATGATATGTTATATTTTCTTGCTAAAGACAGCTCTGGTTTAATTGGTGTAGTACAAGTTCAAGGAAATACTTTTAATATAATTTCAGATTATTCATTCCTAGCAACGATAAATGATTTTATAAGTATCACTGACGCCTATGCATATGTAGATAACTGGGAAGGTCATCCAGTTTATTGCATAACTTTTCCAAATGCATATAGATCTCCAGGATATACCTATAATGTAGGATATACAATTTGTTATGATATAATGACAAAAATATGGACAGAAAAACCTTCCTACAATTCTGCATTATTACGAGATGATAGATATGAAGCATATTGTTCTGCCTATTTCAATAATAATCAATTAATTGGTAGTTATAAAAGTGGTAAAATATTTGTAACTTCTCCTTTAGTTTATACAGAGAATGGTAATACCATTAAAAGAACTATAGTTTCTCCTCATATATTATTTCATGGTGATTTAGGAACTGTTTCCCATTTAGAACTTGAAGTAGAATCGGATGAAGGTTTAGTTACTGGACAAGGTTCTACACCAACAGTTATGTTTCAGTGCTCTAAGGATAAAGGAAATACATACGGACAAATGCTAACTAGAAATATATCTGCGCAAGGAAAATTTAAGCAACGTGCATTATGGTTTACTTTAGGATCTGCTAGATGTTTCACTCTTAAGTTTACATTTTCAGATCCAATACGATGGGTTATACCAGCAGTAACAGCAGATATTTCAACTAATGGGGCAAGTGGCCCAGTTCAGCCCAATCAATAGGTAATATAAAATATGACTGATTTTGGCATAAATGGACATGACTACTCATCTTTTTTTGACGGAAATGGTGCCTTAAATAGTTTTCAAGCACTAGGTCCTAATGATGGTAATTATTCAAATTCAGGAGCAGATATGGCAAGTGGTTTTAGTGGTGGAGGCATAAGTGGATATAATCCAGCAGGCAATCTCACAATGGCAGATGTTCAAGCATTACAATCTGCAACAAGTCAAGCTGCTAATCAAATATCAGCTGGTGCGCAACAAGTTTCAGATTTTAGTAAACAAATTGCTGGAATGAATATAAACACTCTACAGCAAACAGGATTAGCTGCATCTGCAGTTTTAGCTCCATTCAGTGCTGTAGGATATAGTGCTGGTAATCAAATTACTAATTTAATGGGTGCCGGTGGAGCACAAGCCCAACAAGAAGCTATTCAATCTTTAGGAACAGGTTTGCAGTCCGCTATTCAACCCATTCAGCAACAGGCCTTACAAACTGGTAATATATCAGCTTTAACTTCTATAAATCAAATTTATGGAGGTTCATTATTTAGCAATAATCCTCAAGAAATGGAACAACAAGATCAACAAGCACAGCAGCAAGCTATTCAACAAGCGCAACAACATGCACAACAAGTTAATGCAGGTTTAGTACAACAAGAACAAGCACCTTTTGCAAATCCATATGCCGCACAATTAACCGCTGCCCAACAAGCACAAAGTGCTTTTACTACTAATTCACAAGCACAAATAGCCGCATATCAACAAGCAGTGCAGTCAACAAATGGACAAGAAGGAAACACATTACAAAAAGAACAATTTATTAATCAAACCGTAATACCGGCCCTCCAGCAATATGGTACCTTGCCAACAGGAATAGCACAACAAGCCCAAACATTAGGTATATCCGGAGGACAAGTTGGAAGTATTTCTGCTGCCCAACAAACAGAAGATCAACTAAGTCAACAATTTAATAATTTAAAAAATCCAACAAATAGCCCAGCAGCTAATACACAAGGTCCATTATCAGCTGCAGATTTAAATGCATTTGGGTTAGGAAATACACCAGGAAATGCTGCTGCTATAGCTTCTTTAAACCCATATACATCACAAGTAAATACATTACAAACACAATATAATAATGCACAACAAGCTAATCAAGCATCCTTGCAACAGCAACAACAAGCTAATCAAGCCGCTCTACAACAACAATTAACTGGTATTAATGGCCAATATAATTCAAGTATAACTTCTGCCCAACAATTAGCCGCACAACAAGCAGCAACACCAACAGCACTTGATAATGCTAGAAGTGCATTTGGTAATTATGTAAATCAAGATCCTACTCAATTTGCCAATACTGCGGTGAATAATTTAGTAAGCCCTGCAAATAATGCAGTGAATAATTATCTTAATAATACATTTCTAAATCCTTCTTTAAATGCAATGACTACACAAGGTACTAATGCAATAATGTCAAATGCCGGCGCAAGTGGTATGTTAGGTTCCGGTAAGGTTTTACAAGATATTTATAATAATGGACAGTCTATAGCTGGACAGTATGTAATTCCAGGCATTCAATCAATATCTAACAATGTCCTACAAGGTGGCTTACAAGCAGATACATCAGTTGCAAATGCAATAGGATCACAAGCTGGCGGTATGTTAAACAATGCAGCAAATGCATCAGCATATGTAGGGTCACAAACATCATTAGGTTTATCTGGACAAAGTACAAACACTTTAAATAATCAATTATCGTCAAATCAGACTGTGGGTGCTCAAATGTTTGGACAAGGCAATACATCAGCCATTGCAAATGCCGGAATTCAACAAAGTGGTGGTGTTAACCAGGCCGCACAAAATACTTGGATGGGCGATCAAACTAATAATGCTACTTTAGCTTCTGCTAATGCTCAAGCCAATGCAACATTAAGTAATGCTCAATTACAATATTTAGCGGCCCAAATGGGCGTTCCAGGTTCAAGCAGTTCCAATGGAAGTACATTAGGTATTTTAGGTGGCGGAATTGCCTCAGAGATGGGCTTGGCATTTTTAGGAGGTATTTAATACATGGCTACTGATTGGAATTTACTATTTGCTCCTAATTCAATTTCTGAAATGCCTAAACTTATAAATGCTGCAAATCAAGCTGAAGCAGATCGACAAACTAGATTAGCTATGGCAAACCAACAAGCTATGGAAATGGATTTTGAACGGGCAGAGAAACAAAGAGAATATGATCAAAGTGGCAAAAATGCTCAATTAGCCCAAGCTGCCCAAGCTAATGCACAAGCTGGATATCTTCAACAACAAACTAAAAATGCAGAAAGTGAGCCATCTAGAGATATATATAAAGCTAATTTACAGTCTCAAACACCAGTAAATGTTGCCAATATAAATTCTGGAACACAACTAGCAACTACTGGAATGCAAACTGGAACACAATTAGCTATTGAAGATAAGAAAAATAGTCTATTAATGCAGCAAATGGCACTTCAACAGGCTAATTTAGACAGAGAAGCTAAACTAAAACAACAAGAAATAGGAATTTCGCAACAACAAGCTAATACCTCATCAGCATCTCAACAAAACCAAGGAATGTTAATAGGTTCCCAAGTTCTTGCCGCACAAGGCGCCTTGAATCCATTTGGAAGAACTTTATATCCTCAAGGAATGGCCTTAGATGGGTCTTTACATCCAGTCTTACAAAATCAATCTCAAGGTCCTAATTTAGGTGTTCCTGGAGTAGACAGATCATGGACATTACAACAATCTACAAATCCTCCACAGCAACAACAAACTAATAATGTATCTTCTGCATTTGGTAATGCAGTACAACAACAGTCCACACAACAACCTTGGACTTTACAACAAAATATGACTCAACCAATGGTAGCTAGAAACTCAGATGGTAGTTTACCCTTTGGTGTAAGTTCGGGTGCAAGTAATTTACTTCCAGGAATTCCTGGTGCAGCATTTTAATAAAGGACATAAATAACATGACAGATATTACATCGCAATTTAGTCCACAGCAATTACAACAATACCCACAATTACAGACACAAATGCAAGGTCAACAACCTGGGTCTGCCCCTTCTAGTGGACCAAAACAATTACCTCCAGAACAAATACAACAATATCTCAATAAAGGCGCTGGCGGACTAGAACAGTTATATTTAGATACTGGTATGCCTCAAAAAGCTACTCAAATGAAGCAATTACAAGATTCCATTCAACAACAAGTGTACGATGGAAATGCTAGATTATTTGATCAACCAGATAGGGATAAGTTAATACAATCAGCTCAAATGGCAAAAGCAGTATCAGACCAAGTACAACAGACAGGCGACAGCGAAAAAGGCATAGGACGCATTACAGATGCTTTAAAATCCATTGGAGGTCCAGATTTAACGGGATTTGATCCCGACATACAAGCACAGGGATTACATTTATGGAATAGTACATTTCAACAGCAAATGGCTTCTATTGCTGCCAGTCCAAGAGGAAGGGAATTGTACGGTGACGTGTTAAATAGTGTATATGATAATTCAAAAAATCCTTATATGATGCCAATGACTCAACAAATGTTTCAATCCTCCGAGCAAGGCAACCAAGCAAATGCTATTACTGATAAATTAATGAACCCTAATTCTAAAGGTACATTTTGGGATAAGGATATTCCAAATAGCTCACAATCAATACAACAATCATCAGAACAACAACCAAACCAACAAGGAATGTCTGAAAGTTCAATTAGACAATTAATAAGTGATGGTAAGACTGCATTGACATCAACTCCTTCTAATGATGTATTTGATTTGGATAAAGCTTTAATGGTAGCTCATAAACTAGAAGATTCTGGTGCTGTTGCTCCTGGAACAATAGACTATTCAAGTCCTTCAGCACTAAGAGCAAGTTTATTCAAACCTATTTCTGCAATGGATACTAATGAAACTTTACAATTAGGTGCCAGTAATAAAGATATGGCCCCTATTGCCGCCCAAGTTAAAGGTAGAAATGAGGCTTTAAGTTCTGTATACGATGCACAAGCTGCAGTAGATGCTGCTCCTATTCCTCCACAAGGAAGTCCACCTTCGCAACAAGAATTAGCACTACAAGCAGCCAATAAAAATTTAATACAATTTAACACAAGTCCTACTGGGCTACTAGAAAAACCATTTGAACAATATACAGCACAAAGAAAACCTCTAGAAGATCAATTAGGAATTTTACAAAGTCAATTACCAGATTTACAAAATTTATTTGTTGAAAAATTAAAACTAGCTCAAACAAATCCTGAATTATTAGGATCTGGAACAACAGCAGAAAAAATACATGAATATGTGAAATCATTAGCAGGTGCTTATGGGTCACCTGAAGCTATGCAACAAGCATATAACTCAATTTCACAAGCTTTAAATGATCCAAATGCCCCCGGAAGCAGAGAAAATGTAGCTTTATATGCAAATAAAGTAGCTGGACAATTGATGAAATCTGCAGGTGGTCGTGGTCCTGAGATTATGAATACTTATGCAAATGCATTAGTTAATTCAGATGTTGGAGCAACTGGACGTGTAGTATCCGGTACTTATAATGCAATGAAAAATATACAAAATAATCTAGATGATCATGAAACTTATGTAGGAATGCATGGCTCATTAACAGGAGCACCTAGTCTTTATAAACTCGATTCAAATGATTTTACAGATAAGGTTATAGGAATGTTACCTCCAGCAGTTGTCACTAATAGAACAACAGGAAATACTGATGGGGCTTCTGCTCAAAATAAATTAGATGTATTAGGTTCAAATATCCCAGTAACTACATCACCAACACAATCTTCTTCAACTGGTTATAGTCTTGCTGATATACAAGCAGAAAAAGCCAGAAGAGGTTTAAAATAATTATGACATTAGCACATTTATCTGATGAACAATTATATCAAATAGAACAACAAGCATTATTAAAATCTGCTAGTACTAAAAAACTTGAAGATATGTCTCCAGATGAGCTAAATGCTATTCACACTAAAGCAATGCAGGAATCCAATCCCTTTCCAGACTCAGGGACAGACAATGGACCCATAGCTAGTTTAGGTAAGTTTGCATATGGTGTTGGTGCAGGAGCAGCACAAGGTATAGGAAATATTGTTGGCGGCATTTCTAATATGATTAGTATTCCAAATAGTCAATCCTATATGATCGGTAATAAAACTGGACTAGGCGACAATGCTACTCAATTTGCTCAAAATGCTGCAAATTCAATTGATAGTGGAGTTGCAGGAAAGACAGGACAAGTAGCAGGAAATGTCGCACCTTATTTGGCCATGCCAATGAATGTTGGAATAGGCGTGTCTACAGCTGCAGATATTAAACCAGATACAACTTTAGGTGAAGGTGCGTTGATAGGGGCTAGAAATCTAGCTTTAGGAAAAGTTGCACAATATGCGAGTAAGGCAGCATTATCATATGGGTCTGCTACACAAGGATCACAAGAAGCTATTAATGCAATTAATCCTTCAATGACAGCACAAGATATTGTCGACGGAGCATCACAACGTCAACAAAATGTTGCACAGGCAGGGGAAACTTTACGACAAGCCAAAACAAACCTACAAGAACAAATAAGCAATTCATACAAAGAAGCTAGTCCTAATTTTAAAGACGTGCCAATTAATAATGACACATGGAATAATTTATTACAAGACCCAACAATTAATAGAAATGTAACTTTACTTAATAAAGAACCTATGGGTGCCACAGGAACAAGTGAAATTACTAAAGACTGGTCAGGCGGCCCACAACCAGGAGAACCACCAACTGTAGGACAAGTATATGCATTAAAACGATTTGGTGAGTTAGATAAATTTAATCAATACAATCAACCAATAAATCCAGATGTAAATGACATCGCAATGTCAAATAATCTTGCAAATGCTGCTGGTGAAGTTAGTCCTCAATTTACACAACACATGAATTATATCGCTCCTTTAATGGCTAAAAAATCATTAATAAGTAGTATTTTAGGAAGTGATAATAAGGTTCTTGATTTAAATTCAACTATAGCAAATGCGGCTGGAGGAGAAACAAAAGCAGGATCTATCGCAGACCTAAATGATGCACTTCAACAAGGCGGCGGAAATGGTGATAATTTAATCATTGGCTCTATGGCACAAAATGCAGGACGATCAAAAGTAAATATTAATAATGCTAGCCTACCAGATCAAATCGATACTATGATTCCTAATCAAAATACATTTGAAAACTATATGCAATTAGCATCTCCTGAAATGCAACAAAAACTACAAGGACTTTGGGCAGCCAAACAAACATTAATGAAAGCACATAGCCCTAGTCATTTTCCTGTAGTAGGGCATTATATCGATCAAGCTAAAAGTCTATTTGATGCTTTAAGTCTAAAACCAGATGCTGCCTATTTAGGCGCCACTGGCCCTGGAAATGATTTAACTACTATAAGTAATATGTTTGGATCAGGAACTGCAGCGCTTAGTAGTTTTATAGGAAATCCTCAGCAACAACAGCAAAATAATAATCAACCAACACCATTACAACAACAATTTCAATAATAGGAATTAGTTCACTATGAGTACACCAGTTTCACTTTTTCCAGTTTTAGTCTTTGAAAATAATGGAGGAGGTGCTCCTTTAGCAAATGGAACTGTGAGTACTTATTTAGCAGGAACCACAACTCCTCAGATTTCCTATACTGATGGAACTGGAGGAACATCTGCTGGTTCAGTTTTAACATTAAATAGTAATGGACAAGCAAATAATGGCGCAGGTGTATGGTTAGCAAATGGGGTTAATTATAAATTAGTTATTGCAGATTCTCACGGGGCCACAGTACAAACTATTGATAATGTTGCTGGAGGCGGATTTACCGGAAATAGTTCTTTTGTAACAGCTGCCACCGAATCTAGTCTAATTGGTTCAAGAACCTTAACTGCAGGAAATTCAACTAATATAGTTGACAATGGGGCCGGAAGTACTATTGTAGTTCAAAGAGCAGCTTTAACTGGAGATGTAACTGCATCTTTAGATTCAAATGCTACAACTATAGCAGCCGGAGCAGTATCTTTAGCTAAAATGGCTAATTTAGCAGCTAACAGTTTAATCGGGAATCCAACAGGTGGATCAACTACTCCTTCGGCAGTCACTGCAGGGGCAAGTCTAACTATTTCTGGTAGTACAATAAGTCGTGCAGCTTTAACAGGGGACATAACAGCATCCGCAAATAGTAATGCTACGACAATTGCCCCTGGAGTTGTAACCGTTGCTAAAATGGCTAATATAGCAGCTAATACAGTTTTAGGTAATGCCACTTCAGGTTCTGCTACACCAGTTGCCTTAACATTACAAGGCCTAGGCATGGATGGTACTTCTGTTTTACAAAATCAAATTCCTTTAGTTACTTCAAGTGCTACTCCATTTACAATTACTGCTTCAACAAATAGAGGTCAAATTATTAATTTAAATGGCAACAGTGCTGTTACAGTAAATTTACCTTCTTTGTCGACTGTAGGAACTGGCTGGTATTGTTATATTAAAAATGGAAATACAGGAATTGCAACACTTACTAGAAATGGTTCTGATACGATTGGTTCTAGTGGGGTGTCAACTTCACAAATATATGCCAACCAAACAGCATTTTTAATGGGCGATAGTTCTTCCTCAAACTGGAAATTAACTGTATTACCTAGTTATAATGGTCTTGGATATGATTTTGGAACTAGTAATATATTACTAGGAAATCCAATTATTAATGGTTTAGTAGTGACCTTACCACAAACTTTAGCTTTTGGTTCTAGTAATCAAGACAATTTAGCAATTACATCAACAGTTATAAAAATTACAGCATCAGCAGGTGTAAATTTAACCGGTATAGTTCCTCTTGGTAATGGAGGACAACATGTATATTTGATGAATACTTCAGCTTTTACAATCACCTTAAAAAATCTAACAACTTCTACAGCAGCTAATCAATTTCAATTATCAACAGGCGCAGATATCGCCTTATTAACTAATCAAACTATGCATCTTTTATATGATGATACTGCATCAAAATGGCGTAATGTTCTTTAAGGAGTGGTATAATGGACTTAATGCCAAGTTTAATTTATATAGTTATTACAATAATAATATTTTATCTAGGTACTGTGGAGAAAAGGTTATCAAATATGCAATCCAAAATAGAACGTGCGGCCATGAAAGATGAAGTTACTCGTAATATTGAACTAGAAAGTCGTAATTTACGAGATGAACAAGCAAATTTAAAGGAAGATTTAGGGCGTATTGAGGATAAACTTGATAATCTATTAGAGAAAATAACTAGAGTTATGATTAAATAATAACTATTATTGTGTCCGTTAAGGTACGATATGTCCTTTAGTGGATACTATAGTATACATTATAAAATAGATACTTGACATTTAAATTAAAGTTGAATATACTGTAATTATTCTATTAACCTGAAGTTAATTAAGAGGAGGTGGTCTAAAATATCTCCTCTTATCTACCCTAGAGGTTATAAGGTCATAAGGATACCTTAAAGGGTATATTGAATCGACAAATGTTATTTTGTCGATTTGAAGATCCAAATTATAATTTATTTTAAATATGTATAAAAAATGGTATTGAATGCCTTAATCGGCTACTCTAACTAGAAGTAATACCTTTGAGGTTTCGAAACCCAATCTAGTCCTAATTATAAAGAATCCCAACTATTGTCATATGCTCTTAGTTGGGCTAGAGCAACCGGACTACAGAGGCCGTACAATCCTGTAGCTAATGAGTGTATTGGACAGGTTTTACACGCATTTTGCCAGTAGTGTCTCCTAAACTGGCACTACTTTAAAGATATATTTTATGCATAATAGTTCAGGTAATATGAGAACTAATACAAACAAAATACCCTAAATGCTAATATTTTTAAACAATTGCTATTATTTTGAGAGGTTATAATAAGTTTATGCCATTATATAGCTATAAATGCCCCAATGGGCATATTACAGAGATTATTGCCAAATATAGTGAAACTGAAGATACTATGGTCTGTTATCATGATCTAGTTTCATACAGCATACAAGGCGATGAAAGGGCTTTATGTGGGGAACTAATGGTAAGACAGGTGGGATTAACAAGTAAACCTGTAGTGCATGACAGGGACCTTATGCAGGCACGTACCCATAGTGGTAGTGATAAGTAATTATGAAACGTAAATACCTTAGACAACACCATGGGCTTACATACCCATACAAATTCTTTACATCTTATAAAGAATATAAATTTATTATGGAACTATCAAAACAATGAAAAGAAAGAGACTACGACAACATAATCCTTTAGTCAATCCTTATCAATGGTATGCCTCTATACGAGATTATGAATTAATACTTAAAATATTAAACAACCCCCCAGAACCTAATGGCAAACTTAAATCATTATTTGTGTTATAATACAACACCGCATAAAACTAAGCCCCTTTACGGGGCTTTTTATTAAGTATACATTTCTTCATACTTTAATATTGATAAATTAGTTGGACCTATTATTTTAAGTGTATCTGGTTCTAATATATAAATATATTTTTTAAGTGAATGGGCATAATTCATTTCATCTCTAACACCTACAGAATCCTGGAAGCCTGGCATTTTAGCTACTATTATACCATCAGAAATAGATATAAATTTTCTATCTCTCTTCTGCCAGAACTCATATCCACTAGGTAATTTATATTTTCTAGACATGTTATGGCACATTTCAATAGGATTTATAATTGTTAGGCCTAATTCTTTAGTTAAATGGGCCACTAATCGTTGTTGTTCTTTATATCTAGCAGTAATTACTTTACTACTTTTATGACTATAAGGTGAAGCAAAATAATATACTTTATCTGGAGTTAGTATGGCCATATCTACTCCGCATTTTCTATTACTATTTTATGTAATAAACTCAAAAATTCATTAAAAGTATCAGAGGAAATAGAAGTTTCAGTTCCATATCCTAATAGCATTTCTGAGTTAGATGGTCTATGAGTAATTTTTAATATTAATTTATCTTGTATGAAATCTTTTAAAATTTCTACTTTACATAACACATTCATTAGTATACATCTCCATTGTCTTTAATCTTTTTGTCTTCATAAGGTGCCACTAAACGGCGATATAACTCTAACTTAGCACTCTCTAGGGCACCTACTGCATCATTAATCTTTTGGTAATTATAATCTTTTCCTAAATAAGTTTGAACAATAAGAGTAAGTTCATAATTTAATTCTCCGGCGGTCATTGGAGATGATGTATCTAATCGTAAACGGTCTGCTTGTTTAATATATGGCATATTAATGTTTTCTCCATTTTGAAATTAATTGTTTCATAGCAAAGGACTCAATCTGTTGTACTCGTTGATAGGTAATTCCTAATTCTTTAGCTATTTCTTTTAATTCATAACCATAAATGTGCCTTAAAACTATTATATTTTTATGCCGCTCTGGTAATATATTTAAAATAATTTCTAAATCTAATTTGGCTTGGTCAGATTTAATTGAATTTATTATTAATGTACCTTCATTTTTAGTAAATGATTTTCTAGATGTGTAATTATTATGTACGTCTTGTGCATCCTTTAAGGCCCTACCCATACAAATATTAGAAAAGTGGCCCATAGTAGCCAATTTAGTATTAAGTTTTTCTGCAGCCTTTAACAATGCTTCTAAAGCTATTGAATAAACTTCTTCATAATTATATAGTTTATATCTATTTTTATGTACAAAATTAACCAATAAACCTTTATGGTCTTTTACAATTTTATTGGCTTCTTGGTTTGTTAAAGTATATTTCATAATTAGGTTGTACTATCTGGTGTAGGTGGTACTGGAGTTGTTAGCACAATTGGTGCTGGTCTAGTTGCACCAAATTGAACTAATAAATCAACTATATCATTAAATCCTTGTAGGTTAGCCATATCTGCTGCTGTTTGCCCTATAATATTTTCTAATTTAGGGTCTGCTCCACCATTTAATAAAGTACTTACAATACTTAAATGGTTATGATTAGCAGCTAACATTAGTGCTGTATTTCCATAGTCATTCTGTCTATTTATATAAGTTTTAAGATCTTGTGAAGATACTGATCCTAAACTTTGTAATTCTGATACTACCCCAATGGTATTGCCAGCATCTGATAATATCATTAAAGGTGTTTCACTATGTGGTAATGTTATCTGTAGTGTATCTGTCATATTATTTATTTCCATCCTTATGTTTTCTTTTAAGAAATAATTTAATTAAATTTTCTATAAAATTCAATAAAGCCCAAATAATAAATAAAGTTATTATTGGATGTTCTGATATAAAGAATAACATTTTATTTAGCTCCATTGTCTTTTAAAAGTTTTAAAATATCAGGGCAGTTAAGATTATCGAGCATCATTAAGACAGTGTAGCCTTTATTGTTTATTGTATTTACATTAGCGCCTTTGGTAATTAGAACTGAAACGATTTCTATGCGTCCATTAAGGGCAGCTAGCATTAACGCGGTGTTACCAAAATTGTTTGCTGCGTCTATGTTAGCACCAGCAGCAATTAAAGCTGAGACTGCTGCGGTTTTGCCATTCCGGGCAGCTAGCATTAACGCAGTTTCATTATCACTGTTTGATGCGTTTACATTAGCACCTTTAGTAATTAGAGCCGAGACTGCTGCGGTTTTGCCACTTTGGGCAGCTAGCATTAACGCAGTCTCACCATCATTGTTTGTTACATTCACGTTAGCACCTGCAGTAATTAGAACTGAGACAGTTTCTGTTTTGCCATTCTGGGCAGCTCGCATTAACGCGGTTTCACCATAATAATTGGTTGCTGCGTTTACGTTAGCACCTGCAGTAATTAGAGCTGAGACAGTTTCTGTTTTGCCATTCTGGGCAGCTAGCATTAACGCGGTGTCACCATCACTGTTTGATGCGTTTACATTAGCACCTTTAGTAATTAGAGCTGAGACAGTTTCGGTCTGACCAAACTTGGCAGCTAGCATTAACGCGGTTTTATCAAAATTGCCTACTGCGTTTACGTCAGCACCAGCAGCAATTAGAACTAAGACATTTGCAGTGTCGCCATTTTTGGCTGCATCTGCAAGCTGGGTGTCTTTTTCAACTTGTGTTAGTAAGTTAGGTAAAGCATTGTCTATATCTGAAATTAAAGGAAATTCTGATATTTTACATTCTTTAGTTAATACTAGAATATCATCTGTATTTAATCTATTATGTATTTTTTTAAAAAATTCTTTTAAACTAAAACTATTATTTCTTTGTAGGTCATCCCAATCTCCTTGGTTTAAAGTAGAACCTAATTTTAATTTAATATCTTTTCCTTGTACTTCTCTTTCTCTATAGTTTAAAGACTGATAATAACCAACTACATCTTTTACGGCCCAACCGATTCTAAATTTTTTATTTAAATAGTTATAAACTTCATTTTCAGTTTGTTTTAGTGAAGTACTCATCACCATATTCCTCTAACCATTTTGATGCTTTACTGAATCCATATTAGAATAATTCATTTTCACTTATTATTCTAGTTCTTGTGGGTTGCTGACATGTGGGCCTAAATCCTGTAAATGCTGAACTAGTCCTTTAGTGTCTCCAGAATCTGCCATTATCATTAATGGTGTTTCATTATTTGGTAGTGTTGCTTGTAATGATAAATCTGTCATATCAGTTCGCCTCTTTCTAGTACTTTAAAATCATTTTCATCCGCATAAAACGTATAATATTTTACACATCCATCCTCATCTCGATAAATATCGAGACCTTCATTTAATTGTAATTCAAAATCATGATAAAAATTTTTAAGATGTAATGGAATTTTATCCAAATTCTTATATGTTTTATAGTGATATATATTAGGATATTCTAATACTTGATACCTATGATTAGTTAGGTTTAAAGTATCCTTACTAGGAAATTCAGTATCTGATATCAAGGCAAATCCTTCTAAATTTGGAGATTTGGTTAAGGTTAAATCTTCTTTACCTAAACCCCCATGAATTTTTTTAATAAAATTCTTTATATTAAATTTATTATCTCTTTGTAAATCATCCCAATCACTAGCATGCAAGATAGATCCTAGTTTATTTTTAATATCTTTTCCTTGTACTTCTCTTTCTCTATAGTTTAAAGTTTGATAATATTCTATCACTTCTTTATGAGACCAACCTATCCTAAATTTGTTTGTGAAGTATATATATACTTCATTCTCTGTTTGTTTTAGTGAAGTACTCATCACCATATTCCTCTAACCACCTTGCTGTCATACTATAACCATATTCGAATAATTCATTTTCACTTATTATTTTAGTTTTGTCAAGTTTAGCAATTCCTTTTAAAGCATTATACAATATATTATAGTCACTTACACTCATTCTTTCAAGTGTATATACTTTATCAGTCTCAGGATCAATATAATGAATACATACAGTATTTCTAGGTTTAGCTCTTTTATGTCGTATATGTTTTTTCACTTTATCTCCTAGAAATAAATAGGGTATAATATTTATTAAAATACCACATTTAAGTACTAAATACCCCCTTTAGTACCCTATTTTATTTTTTCACTTTTATATTCTGTCAATGAATTAATTCTTTCATTAGTAGTATCGCCTAAAGCAGGAACTTCATTATAAATATCTGTAACATGCCCTAGTTCATTAATTAATCCTCTTTTTCTTAAAGTATACTCCATTAAAGCTCTGCAAGCTAAATGCAATAAAGGATCTAACCCTGACTCATGGTCGATTCTGATTTCCCTATATGATTCTAATAAATGATGGGACATACTTTTATGATTTTTATGTACATCAAAATGATTACCTTTTATCCATGAATTAGGGCCATATTTAATGGCTCCATTAATTAGAACTTTATCAACATGTGTGAATTCTTCTGGTATTTCTAATTGTTCTTCTGTCATTTTTAAATAACCTCTTTAATCTTCTTCTGGGGAGCAAAAAAACCTATCCCACCATCCTTTTGTTGGACTATTTTGCTGATGTCTAATCTTTATGGCCACTCTGTCTTCATATATTTCTTTTAAGGACTGTAAATAGTCTAATTTTTGTAATTCCTGTAGTTTTCTTTTATATTCGTTAATTTCTTCATCAATATTCATTTTACTTCAACCTCATTTACTCTTAATTCACTTGCATTTCCTTGTATTAATTTAGGGTACATTTGTATTAAAATAGCTGCATTTATAACTATTAATCCAAAAGTACTCTGATGTCGCATTAAAAGTCCTAAATCTATACTACCATTAAGTAGTTTAGGAATCAAGATTATATAAGGCAAAACTGCAACTAATCCTAATTGTAATTTAGTAAATAAAAGATATTCTAGACGTAATCTGGCAGCTTTCATTAATGTTATATTTGTTGGACCTAATAAACTAATATCAGTTAAATTTGAGACTAAAGATGTCCTAAAACATGCTTCTGCTTGTTGGGACATAAGTTCAGCTCTAGTAAGTCTAGGATTAAATCTTATCGCTATTAACACACTAATTATAGCATATACTAAGGCACATATGACCAATATAGGCTCATTTAAATTTAATAAAAATAATTGCACTAAAATTAATCCTGCTATTAAATACTCACACCATACTTCAATTCGTGAATTATATGACAATTTAATATCTTCTTGTATTCTTTGTGGTATATTTGTTGCTTCAGTATTTTGGAAATTCCTAATAACTGCTTCAGTTCGTAAATTTCTATACCACAAGGAAACTTTAAGTACTATATATCCCTTAAAGGATTGGAATAAATCTATTGTAAAATAATTCAAAAAATACCAAAATAATGCTAACCAAATTACTGTTATAGCACTTTTATTTGACAAAAGACTAAATAAATGTCCTCTTGAGACGGGTAATAGTCCAGTAAATGATGCTTCGGCAGTAATTATTAACCCTAAAATTAATAAAAATACTTTATTGTGCTTCATGATTAATGAATAGTATTTTTTGTGTGTTGTTTTTCAATTATAGTTAACTTTGCTTCTAAATCTTTATCATATTCTTTAATTTTATTTTTAATTATCTCATCACATTTGCAGCTATGCACAAGAACTTTGGTATCATTATGTGTCATTTCTGTGGAAAATCCAAATAACTTTAACAAATAATTAATCATTATGTTTTTCCTTCTTTTTCCTAAATTTCTTTATGGGTATTTCTACAATAGTAACTTGTTCATTCATAGAATTAATAATATCTGCACCTACAGCAAAACTTAAGGTTATTAGCCCCTTAGTTGTTGTCTTGTCTCTTTTAGCTCCTTCAATCCCATATAATTCTCTAGTTAGTTCAAGAGCTTTATATGCTGCAACAACTACTTCTCCGCCGCTGCCATCAAATATAGGATTACTCAATAATTCATCTAAGGGCATATTAATCACCCCAGATGTTTTTTTATGCTTAAAAATCTGGAGTATTTGTGGTTTACCGGGTAATTCATCAATTACATAAAAGGTTACTGAGGCAGGAAGTTTAGTAAATATTTCATTTTCAAACATATAAGAATAGAGGTCATCAAAAGATGTTAATTTTTCTAGTCTATGTATTAGATACTCTACTGGAAATAAATCGCCGCACATAACATAATGTCTTCTATGAGGATGAACTTCTGAGGCTTCTTGCGTAATAATTTTATTATAATTATTACTAATAATAGTGTCTCCTGCTGTTACTCTTTGATCTGCTGCAATATATAAAATATCTCCATGATCCTTTAATGTTCTTGTGATTAATATTGCAGTCATTATTATAATTCTCCTGTAATTAAACTTTCTACTGAATTAGAAATTCTTTTTAGTCTTCCATTAATTAAATTTCCAACAACTGAAGCATGTGAATAACCTACACTATAAGTATAAGCAGTAATATAGGTTTTAGTTTTTTCAATGCCGTGCCAATCTTCATTTTTAGTGACATAATCTAATATCTTTTCTTTAGTATATTTTTTATCGATTTTAAATTTGCCAACAACAATATATTGTTTTATTATTTCAGGTTTTTTTAATTCTAGTTTAGATTTATTATAAAATTTCTTAAATTTATTTATTAAATTTCGTATCATATTCTGACTCCATCATTAATCCTAAATCAGTAGTTACATAGTCTTTTAAAAGACTCATATAATAAGTATCTGACTGGGCCATGTCATCAATGATTGTTAGTAAATGATTAAATACTATTTTCATGCCATATTCATGGTCTATAATATTATCACTTGCTTGCCATGTAAAATTCTCATCAAAATTACCATCAATTTCTCCATTTGCTAATTTTCCTAAAATTGGTTTATTTCTTATAATTTTTATATTATATTTTAAAGGCAATGAGTATACAGCCTTTTCATATTTTAAATCTGTTAGACGTTTGACTTTATCTTTATAGTCAATTTCATTCATTTTATTCACCTTCTTTTTTAGGTATTTGGTCACAACTTCCACAATCATTACAAACCCTTCTTTGATATACTATACCGCTTCGTCTGGCAATTCTTGTTCCTTTGGAACTTAAATTAGTACTTCCGCAACTACATACATGTTTTTTACCAGAAATTAAAGTTCCTAATAGCATTGGTAATCTAACATATGGTAATAATTTCTCAAATACTTTTCTATTTAAACTTACATCATGTTTTCCGTATTCTAGTAAAAATTTAGCTCTATTTAAATCTTTATTTACTAATACTTTCATCCAGTCATTATATTCAGTTTTTACTTTTTGTCCAATCCCCAGTTTCTTTGCTATGTAATCTAATTTATACGAGTTCAAATAAAATACTTTTTTGGCCAATGACATTGTGTCAAATGTTGGCATTAATGCTGCGCCAGTCGGAGGTAGGCCATTTATCATGGCTCTTCCTTCTATCCAACGCGCATCAAATTTCTTTATATTATGTCCAACAATAGCATCAGCCTTAGATAATTCTCTTGTTAGTTTCTTAATTACATTTCTATCATCGGCTTTCTTAATATTCCCCAATATACCATGAACTGTTTTATCATTATTCCAAGACCATTGTGCAGATATGATATAACGTTCTTGCACAATAGAATCTGGTCCTACTGTTAACTTATAACCGCAACCCCAATTAGCCACCAAATTAGGAGCAGTTTCTATGTCAAGAAATAATATCTTAGCTTTTCCATATTTCATTAGATTATCCTTTATTTTAATTCAGGAATCTCATTATTCTTGTCTGTTAGGTTGAGTTTCTCTATGACAGGATCTGGAACAACAGTTTCATATGGAACTGGCATAGAAATGCCAGTTGCTTTATATATAGCACATGCTTTATGAATGTATTTAATTCTTTCACTATTTTGAGGATGATCGTCCATAGGATCAAATGGACCTTCTCCATATTTATTATTCAAAGCTACAAATAGATTTGCCATTTCATTACAATCATATCCGGCATCTGCACTGAGTTTAACTCCATTAATGTCTGCTTCTCTCTCACAATTTCTTGCATTTGAGGCAGTGGCACTACATTCTACTGCTCTTCGTGTAGTATGTCCAAACAACCAATGGGTCAATTCATGTCCTATTGTACCTGCTAGCATATCTTCATCATTATTATCTCTAATGGCAAAATTCAAAATACCAACATCTAATGTTAATTGGGCATCATTGGTCATGTAAGCGTTAACAACTGAATCATTAGAAATAACTAAATGTACTTTAGATATATCACCTTCTTTAGCCCCTGCTGCTAAAATTCTATTATACATTTGTTGTATATCTGGTGGTGCTTTGTAAAAACTTGGTGTCTTATCTCCAATTGATACAGTAGAAGCATGGGCATTACCTAAATAACATAATCCCAATAAACCTAAAACAAAAAGGGACTTAAACCCAAATGATTTATATATTCTATTCATTCTATAGTAATCTCCAAATTATATGTAAAATTGCACTAAAACTTGCTATTAATAATAATGCTCCTAAAAAATATTCATATTTAGTCATTAAGCCATTCCTCTGGTATATGTTTACTGGCCCATTTAAATCCATATTTACCACACCACATTGCATATGTAGTTTTACTCATTTTGTTAATTTTACTATTAGCATTTGTGAAAATAAATCTAATATCCAATTCTGGATATTGTTCTTTTATCCATAAGTGTTTTTGTCTATCAGCTATGGTAAATATTCCTTTTGTTTCAATATAAAAGGAATTATATTCATTTAATTTAATTAAAAAATCTGGGGTATAAGATCTAGTTTTTTCGGGCTGGTTAAATGGTATTTTATGTGGTTCATATCCATAAGTTATACCTAATGTATTTAATTCCTCAGCAATACTATCTTCTAATCCAGATCTATATCCATGTTTTATTGCTAATTGTTTAGTTGTTAGATTAGTTTTCTTGGTCATTGAGTAAATTCACTTCTTCTTGTTCGTAATCCAATTCTTGTAACATAGTTCTAATTTCATGCTGTACAGAATCTAATTGTACAGGTGTTAATTTTGGCAGTACTTTTCTAATTCCTTTATATACAATGTCTGATGGCAATCTATTAGAATTATTCATAGAAATAACTCCTATTATTTTTTATCTAATTTACAAGAACTAAAACTAGTATGAACTCCAAATGTTTTTTCTTTTCCAAGATTATGTTTAGCTGCATTTAAAGCTGAATTACAATCTTCTAAAGCACCTTTCACAGATAAACCTGTAAATGTTTCTACTTTAACATTCTTATGTCCAAAATATTTTCCAGTTTTTGTTATATAACTTGCATGGTATAGTCCAAAACTTGAAGCACTACATGCTGTAAGCAGCAATCCACTACATAATATTGTTAATAATTTTTTAATCATTTTTATGCCCTCCAATTTTTAATAAAGTATAGATTTCATCATATCTATTTAATGCATTCATGTCTTCATAATGCATTTTAGTTATCATTTCTAAATCATAGTTACCCGGTCCTTGATGCTTTAAAGCTTCATAGACTTTAACTGGCCCATATCCTTTCAGTCCTGGTATGTTATCAGCGGTATCGCCTAACATCATTTGAGAATATAATGCTAACTCACCAGTTGCAAATAAACTAGCTTTATCACCTGTTGTACGTTCTAAAATTATACTTCCTATTCTATAAGGATCAACATAATATATAGGACGTTTAGGGTAATCTCCACCACTTGGTTCTAAATGCCAACCAGATACTTGTCTCATATCTTTATCTTGAGATACTATTATAGTTTTTTCTGGATTTTCTGATGCTAAATCAGCTATAGTATCATCAGCTTCTTGTCCTTCGGCTACTATAGCTCCTTCCATTCCTGACAATATCTTCCGTATATATTCATAATGCTTAGGTTTTGGTGCTACTCGATTACCTTTATATGGTAATGTTTGCGCAATTTTATATCTAAAGTTATTTTCTTGTCCTATCGGGGATAATATAACTACAGGTGCATCAATATTTACAAATACTTTTTTAAGTTCATCCATATAACTAGAAAGTGTTGTATTAATATGATGTTTAACAATTTCTAAATTATTAACATCTTCTAGTGCAAATCCTACACGATATACAATACCATCAGCATCAATTAATACTTTATATTTAGATGACATCAAAATGGACTCGCAGATTGCAATTCATCCTCAGAGGATTCATTGCTGCCCTCTGATATAACTGAGAACTCAGGACCATTATATTTTTTTAAGTTTATAACTTGTAATCCTGCAAGAAATATACTTTTAGTTTCTTTTGTTGTGGGGTCTTTGCTAAAAGTAATAGCAACAATAGCTTCAGATCCATTACCTATTAATGTTTCTTTAGGTATTGGTTTTTTATTTTTATCTATAACTTGTAGTTCTTTTTCAAGTCCATTATGGTCTACATAGCTAGTTTTAAATTGTACTTTTAAAACTCCATTTTTATCTGGTCTGATTCTATCTACCATTGTTAATGTTTGTGGGTTTTTTACCTGCAAAGGAGCATTGTGTTTTTTCAACAAATCTTTAAATGATTTTAAAGTTTCTTCGTTATCCATTCTCATAGTTAATGAATATTCTTTATCATTTGGAAATTTAGAATTTTCTTTGCCGTATTTATTTTTAGGAGAATGAACAGAAGCAAAATCAATAGTGCCCCTTAAGAATTCTGTTACATATTCTGTTTTTTTCTTTTGTTGTGTAGTTTTTGTCATTGTCTATTTTACCTCATTACCATTATCATCAACCAAAACACCATTTCCCCAGGTAGTTCCTAGTTTAAGTTCCGCCACCACTGGGACTCTTAATTTTAAGACATTTTCCATAATCTTTTTTGCTTGTAGTGCTTCTTGAACATTCGATACCTCAAGATTTACTTCATCATGTATTGATGATATCACAGTAAATCCTTGTTTGTCAAGTTCAAGTAACGCCATCATTATTTGATCACTTGCAGATCCTTGTATTAATTTATTTAATGCTTTATATTCAAATGTCTTTTCTTTTCCATCTTCAGGATTAATCCAAGGTTTATCTAATTTTAATAATCTGCTTCCAATAGTTTTAATATACTTATTTTTCTTTAAATTATTCTTACATTTTTCGTTCAATTCTTTAAGATAAGGTAATTTTAAATGAAATTGTTCAAGTAATAATTTAGCTTGATACATGGTTAAACTCAAAGACTTCGCCAATTTACTGATACCCATTCCATAACTTAATCCCAAGTTAATGGTTTTACTTTCATTTCTGCTTGTTCCAGTAAGATTTGCTACCATTTCATGTAAATCAAGATTAGGGTTTTTATTATATTCTGTAACTAATAGATTAGCTCCTTCAGCATTAATTAAACTAGCATAATGCACCTGTAATCTAGGTTCTTGTGCGCTATAATCAATTGAAGCCCATAATTTTCCTGGTCTTACCTCATATGAATCCCTAATAAGTGTTCCTAGTTCCTTATGTTTCTTGGCATTCGGGATTTGCTGTAAATTAGGTCCTTTAGATGACATCCGACCAGTTTCTGCTCCTAAAAGATTAAATGTAGGGTATATTTTGCCCTTATACTTTTCAGGAAGTATGCTTTGCATTTTTAGTATATTATCACAAAAATCTCTAGATAACTTTTCTAAGATTCTATATTCTACAATCTTTTTACATATTGAGTTATCTTGTTCGTCAAGCCATTTAGAAACTATACTAATATTACCTTTAGCTGTTTTTGGTAAATCTGGCATAGTTTTTAGAAGAACTTGAGTAATGTCGACCGTACTTAATGGATTAAAGTCTTTATTCCCAGATTCCATGATTAATTCATCTAATATAGTATTTCTTTTATGTTGTAGTTTAGCTTTTATATCAAATAATTTTTCACTATTTACAGTTACACCCCGTATCCTAGATTTTATAAGTATTTTTAATAAACTACTAAATTGTAATATATGGTCATTTTTTATATTTGGTAGATAATAATCATAAAGCCCTTTACATAAGTCCACATCCATCTGACAATATAATTCTACTTCTTTAGATGCAACTTCATATAATTCTTTCATATGAAGTTTAGACCAATTCTCTGCTTTGGTTTTAGATAATTTAGTATTAGGATCTTTACAATTAATTAATTTATATTCTAATACTGCATCACCTAATGAACTATTTAATTTAGCACGTCTTAAATATTTCCCTGAAAGTTCATTTAATGAGTATCCATTCTCAATATTATTATACAATTTAGCCATTATTACAGTATCTACGAATATTTTATTATTTAAATTAATTTTATCATTCAATTGACTCCATACAATACCTAAATCATATTGTGCATTGTGCGCAATTATTACATTAGCTTTATCAATAATATCAATTATTTCTAAAGAATTTTTAGCAATTTTAGTTTCTTCATTATTGATTTTATAACCTACACACAATTCTTCTAACATTCCATACGCCCATCCTGGTCCCATAGTTTTTAAGTATGGATCATGAGTTTCAAAATCTAATGTTAAAACATAATTCATTGGCTAAAGTACTCTATAAAATATAGTTGTACATATTGTTGTCTTGATTCATCAGATTTAAATGATTCCCAATGTTTAATAACTATATCTGTTGGTACATGATTGTTCCAATCAGCAATTGCCATTCGTTGAGGTTTTGTAAACCCCATTAACAATAATATTAAAAATAAACCAATAAATTTATACATATTAATAATAAACTCTTTTTAGCCAGCCACCTAACCACACATTATCTTTAGGATCATCAATGACTCTTTGTTCATAATAGTCTGCACATACTGCCTCAAATTCTGGTAAAAAATCTTCTGGGCCCATAGTATTAATTGCATGGGCTATTTCTTCATTTGTTTCATCATCTGCTGGGCCTATGACATCTTCTATTCTATGCTTAACTCCATTTAGTCCCATTTGCACACCTAAATCAAATATTTTCATAGCAGTTTCATCATCATCCACCATTGAAGCAATGGTTCCATCCCAGTAATATTGTTTATAAATCTCAATTGCTTTTTCTTTGGTTAGATTTTTAATATCGATATCAGGCCAACTTTTCTTAGATATACCGAAATTAGTTTCTCCACCTTTATCCAAAGGATTATTACTATATCCGCCTTCAAATTGTAAGGTAATTTCTACAGCTTGTTTAAATAGTTCATCTTTAGTCATTTCTATTTTTTCCCCCACAATTTTTCATAAAAATTAGCCTCTGTTTCCCAAAACTTACTTTCTTGTAAATAAAGTATAGCTTGTTGTGGGTCTGCTTTAGCTAATTGTTTATAGCCTGCAGCAGCACTTCTCATATTATTAATAATTTCTTCATTACTTAAGTATTCTAAATCAGGAACATGGTCCATATCAAAAAGACTCCTTTATATTTGCTAAATGAATTTTACCTGTATCTCCATCATAAACAAAAGTATCGCACAATACTTCCTGTTCTCTTCCGTATCTAGTTTTTAAAAGCCGCAACTGACGATGATTCTTAGTTTCTTCTTCTGTTAAATTTCCTTCAATGCCTATAATATTGTCAGATAATTGTGCCAAAGCACCAGAACCTCGTAATGCAGATCTATTAACTTTTTTACCTTCTTCCCATTGTGTTCCTTGATGGCTAGGATTAGATAAATGGGAAATACATACAAATCCGACATTACTTGTATTAATCAATTCCCTAATCTTAGTCACTAATACATCTATATCTTTACGTTCGCCATCTTTTCCAGAAACTGTTCCAGAGACAGCGATAGAAATATGATCTAAAAATATAAAATCTACTTTTTCTGACAAGGCATAATACTCTAAAACATCTAATAATTCTTTGCTAGTCAAAGAACCAAAATGATCATGTGTTAAATAATTTTTAAACTTATCTCTAAATTCTTGTCTCTGTATTTGTGTTAATATTTTAGGATTATTAGCATAATTTCTATTATTAAAATACATTCCTGCATAAGAGAATATAGTTTTCTTTTTGTCTTCTTCTAATTTAATATCAACAATTTTTAAATTTTTGTTTAAAATCATATCATATATAACATTAGAGGCAAAAGTAGATTTGCTCATCCCTGAGCCCGCCGCTATCATTGTCAATTCGCCTTTACGAAGTCCAGCTAATGCATAATTTAATTGTGGATATTGTAATTCAACGCCTTTAGGAGGTTCATAATCAAAGAATTCGTCCGTTAAATCTGACATCCGTATGATGCCTTGTGGTGTAATCGGACTGGCCTTTAAGACTGCCCATTTTAACTCTTCTTGTTGATGATTAATTAACATTTCACAAGCATCTTTTCTAGGCAACTTAACCACTTTAATCTTATTTTTACTAAATAAAGGTAAAACTTTTTCTAAGGCTTTATGGCCTGCTTCATCTTCATCAAAACATAATGTAATGTAATCATATTGAACCAATGTCTGATAATGGTATTTAACAAACTCAACGGCACTCCCGGCTCCACGCGGCAAACTAGTAACATGGTTGAGACTTCTAAGTGCGCCAGTACCCAAAGCTTGATACACCGCCATACAATCTTCTTCACCTTCAGTAATAATAATATTCTTTCTTGATGCATCGTGAAGATGGCCCCCAAACATGTCTAAATCTTTTACATAATTTATCCAGGAATATTCTTTATTCACTGTTTTAGTTTTTTGTGTTCTTAGTTGTCCTTTCCGATAATATGGAAATATTAATTTATTAGCATTAAATTCTATATTAAATGAATCAGTGGTCTCTTGTGTTAATGATTTTTTACGAATCCCTCCTGGCACTGAAGAGCCTTGCGCAAAATCAAACAATTCTTTTGAACTTAAACTATCTTCATTATCAAGAATCATTTTCTCACACCTAAAACAATATAATCCATCTTCATATACCCCAACATTAGGTTTATATTTTCCTTCTAATTCACAATCTGGACATGTAGTTCTTTTATTAGTCATTATCTTCAAATATCTCATACAAACACTTTTGACACATATCTTCAGGGCTACCATCTTGTTTGGTAGATTCTAAATCCCATTCTGTTAGTCTAAAATTACAAGCTTTACATCGTGTTGATATTAATTTTTTCTTTTTATGTAATTCTTTAATTTTACTTAAATTTCTTTCACATTCATCAATACAAACACCCATTATTTTAATCACCTCTTAAATATTTCTTAGCTTCTTCTAATATTTTATCCGCATATTCTTGTGTCATTGTTCCCTTGACTGTAAAATAATGCAATGTATCTGCTAAATCTAAAAAACTTCTTTCCGATGGGTCTTCATAAAAATATGCTTTAACTTCTGCTGTACTTTTCATTTTTTAATCCTTTTATAAATGCATTCTGTTGCTCAATTGTTGTTGTCAATTTAAAAGCTTCTTTGGTTTTTATATCACATTCATTGGATGCTCTGTAATAATAACATAATCTAGTAGAATTTCCTAACAATTCTGCACTATTAATACCTAATTGTGTAGCTGATATTTGTAAATCATTTATATTTTTCATTTTCTTGCCTTATAAATTCTTCTTGTGTCATTATATTAACTCCACATATTTATTTTGAAATATACCTACAATTACTTTATTATGTTCATCTATAAATCTTATGATAGATTTATCAATTCCTAAACTTCCTATTAAAATACCCCAATATTTGGTACTATATATTGGCATCCTATGAGAATCCATATCGGATTCTGATCTTAGGATTCTAACCTTTTTTAGAGGTGTAGAAGCCATAATTGTCATTTTCCCAGTTCTCCTGGGAGAATTTAAACTCTTCTGTAATAAATAAGGATTCTGTCTGTTCTGCCTCAAAATTCTCATTTTCTGTAGCTCTGTCAACTCTTTCATCGTCTTTATCTCTCATGCTAATGTCTGGATTATTGTCTAAATCTACATCTAATATGACAGTCATTATATCTGAATTACTAGGATATTCAAACATAGAATCTTTTAATAAATCTGATAAAATTCCTCTTAATGCTCTTGCTCCAGTTTTGTGTTTAAATGCTAAATCTGAAACATAATCTAAAGCTTTTTCACTTACTTGTAATTCTACTCCATCCAATTCAAAAAGTCTAGTGATTTGTTTTAGGGCAGAATTTTTAGGTTCTTTAAGAATTCTTTTCATTGTTTCTTTAGTTAAAGAATCAGTATGTGTAATTGTAGTAAATCTACCAATAAATTCAGGAATAAAACCATATTTAATAATATCATCTGTGTCTAATTCTTTAATAACTTCATCAAAGTCAGGTTTTTCTTCTGTTGATTTCACGGAAGCATTAAATCCTATACCAGATTTTCCTTTGTTTATTCTTTTACTTATTAAATTAGGTAAATCACTAAATGCTCCAGTTGCAATAAATAATACATTAGTTGTGTCAAATGGAATCTTTGCTCCAGTTTTTTGATTTGATGGTGAAAAATGTATAACATTAGATTCTAAAGTTTTCAATAAAGATCTTTGTACAGCTAAGCCAGTAATGTCTCGACTACCATCTGATTTTAAATGTATTTTATCTACTTCATCTAATACTATAATACCGTGTTGGGCTTTTCCTAAATCCTCATCAGCAGCTGTATATAATGCAGAAATCATATCTTCCACATCGCCACCAACATATCCTGTTTCTGTCATTTGTGTAGAGTCATGAATAATAAATGGAACCCCTAAAAAATCTGCTAAATGCTCAATCATAGCAGTTTTACCTGTTCCTGTTGGTCCAATCATTAACACATTAGCTTTAGAAGGTTTTTTGTTAGTCCTGTCACTCTGTAGTTTATAATTTTGGTATGACGCTAATGCTAATGATTTCTTAGCCTCTTTTTGTCCTACAATAAATTTATCTAAATAATCTACAATATCTTTCGGTGTATAATAAACCGTAAATGGATCTTTAGGTTTTGCTGGAGTTGTTTCTAAGATCATTAAATCATAAAAATCTTGAATGCAGGTATGGCATAATCCCCATTTTACTTTAACTAAAATGACAGGAACTGAATTTGAAGATTTATGACATCTAAAACATAAATAATCAACAGGAAATAGATAATTATTATTTGAACTATCATATGTTTCCATAATATTTTACCTACCTATTTTTACTTATTTGTGTTTTAGAAAGATTCTTTAAAGGTTCACCTTGATTTAACCATTTTCTTGCAATAGTTGTCAAGATAACATCAGGATATTTTGTGTTATGAAAAGCTGAACATTTGTCAGTTCTAAAATTATAATTTTGAGATAAATGTGTATTATCTAATGAATAAGTATAGCCATCTTTTTGTTTAGAATTTATTATAAAACTACAAGGTTTGTAATATTTCATATTATTCCTCAAATGGTTTTTTTTCAGGAGTTTTATTCAATAATTCCTTATATGATGTTACATTTACATTTTTATTACCAGTTTTTATGACAATGTCATTCTCTTCGAATATAGCATTTGGATATATTTGCTGTCTGCTGGTCGCTATACCAGTATCGATGTTTTTAAGAATTAAAAAATATTGACCTTCTTCTTCAATAATATCAAATTTATTTATGTGCATTTACTTAACCCCTTTAAATAAAATATATAAGATTCAAGTCTATCGGCTAATGAAAAATACTTATCATTAGCTAGCCAATCATCATCCAATGATGCTAGTCTATTTTTATAATAATTTAATAATTTTCCTATATCTCTGCCCTGATATGGCCTATCTAAAATTATATATTGTAAATCATTTAATTGTCTGGACATTATAATTAATCTTTAATAGATTTAGTATGAGTCAACTCAGTTATTGATGTAGTTCCTTTCTTTGCCGCATTAAACACTTGTTTAATAATCTTTAAATATTCATTTCTATTTTTAGCTTTTCTAGGATTTAAGGCATACCAAGCACCTAATAAATATCTTCCACCTGATCCTAAACCTTTAGGCCTGTTACGAAAATTATGAGTATTAATAGTTACATTTAATTTATTTTTCTCTTTATCAAATCTATAATATCCAATAATAGCTTTATCTTTATTTACAACTACCATATCACCATTAGCTTTAGACTTTAATTTATTATAGAAATCAAAATTATTAGTTTTTAATAATTCTTTAATTTCTTCTAATAAGCCTATACTGCCACATCCAACAAATATATCTCCATTTGAAAGATAAATAGATTTCTCGTATGTGTCATCCATTAAATCCCATTCATCTGTCACAACAATACCGTCGGAGTGAACAAAGACTTCGCCTTTATAGTAATCTATTAATAAAGCTGTCATATTTAATCTCCCTTATCTCTTCTTATGCCACTGATATAAACCCCAAGATTCTAATATAAAAAATCCTGCATTGGTTATCATTAGGCCTAATATATGATTTTGATATCCTATCAAAAACCATAATACTGAACCTACAACCCACAATAACATAGAATATTTAACAAATCTAGTATTTCCCAAGCTCATTAATCCGGTAGCCATTAAAGAAACTGTTGTTGATATTATTTCTATTAAATGCATTCTTTATCTTCTCCGTAAAGGTTACCGTTCGTCGGAAAGTACTTGACAACTTTTATTCACATGTTATAATAAATCTTTTTAAGGGATTTATTTTTAAGTTTACCTACATACTACTATTATTTTCTTTCAATAGATATATTATAACAAATGTACCTAGTAAAACCAATCCCAATTTTCCACTAAATGATGTTACTAATGGTTTAGAAATAAAAGTTATTAGTGATATATACATTTATTATCCTTGTCTTTTTTATTAATTATAAATACAGAGGTTACCATAACTATGAAATTAATACAATCTCCTAAACGTTTTAGATCTGCTAGGCATCAAACACCGCATACAGTGACATTACATCATACTGCAGGTTCATTAAAAGGTAGTGAAGATTATTCAATTAATGTAACTCATTTTGGTTATCATTTTATGATAGATAGAGATGGTACTGTGTACGCATATAACCCAGTTACAGAAGAAGTAGCACATAGCCTAGAAGCTAATACAGGCTACATAGGAGTTGCTTTCATTGCAGGAGGTACTGAATTAGGCCCAGTGCAGCAAAATCAATACCAAGCAGCTGTAGAGCTTTTAACTAAGCTTCAACAAGACTATGGCGATACATTGAAATATGTTACTGACCATGCTACAATTGATGTATTAGTTTCTGGTAGGTGTGCTAAATCAGATCCGCAGTGGGCTGGTGAGCATGTAGATCAGAATAATTGGGATATTAAGCATCATTATATAGATATGATTGCTAATGATACAGGCTTACTTGCAATTAAAACTGATGGTAAAATATCTATAGGGGCCAATAATGAGGACACACAAGAATAATGGATAAACAAAATAGATTTAAGCTTAAAATAGAAATAGACAAACTAATCGATGATGAATTATATATTGTCGAATATTTGGTTAATGATTTAATGATGGATAAGGACAATACAAATAAAATATATTATCCCGAAAGAGCTAATCAAGGATTATATACTGGTAAATACCTTAAAGAAAATTATGTTCAAATGGTAGCAGATGCTATTGCTGGCCTACACAAAGATAATAGGCCATATAAAAGAGCATTTGCAGGAAAATTATATATTACTAAATCAAATATTATAGATAAATTGGAGGTACATTTCAGTGAATAAATTCTTAATTATAACTGGTGCAATTATATTAGGGGCATTTTTTGGTTCATTTGGAGGATTACATACACTTCCACATTCTACAAATTCTCAATTATATCATACGATACTTTCCCCTTCAAAAGCTCCTATAGATAAGTAAATTTAATCAAAGAGGTATATATTATGTCTGATTCAGATAATAAAGTTAAAATTGTTATTGACCAAGATGGCCACACTAGAGATAAATTTGGTAATCCTATTCAACCTTTATTAGTTCCAGATGAAGATAAGCATTCAGTAAAGGATGATGGTAGTTTAAATGAAGATGATGATGCTTTAGATAAATTTGAAGGTACAATAGGTACTAAATAGATAATATATTAAAGGAAAATAGAGGTTAAATAATATGACGTATGTAACTAGTGCTGAAGATGAAGCTAAGAAATTAGCTGATGAGCTGAAGACCAATAAAGAACGTATGGAACGCTTACGTAAAGCATGGCAAGATGAATTTATTGGTAATCCCACTTTTGGTATTCCTAGTCATGATGAAACTTCTGTAGATGATTTAGATAATCGTCCATTAGGACAATAATTATGAATAGAAGTGTATATAAAAAAGAATATATAGATAAAATACAATTTTCTAATTTATCTTTTGCAGATTATATGGGTCATTTAACAATTGATAGAACTTTACCTAAATATTGTCATGTAGGAGCAAAATTTTATTATACAGGAGACAAAACAAATATAGGTAAACTAAAACAAAATCCTGAACAAATTATCCATTCAGGTGAAGTCTCAACAACAAGAGGTATTTCTGGGTCTTTGGCAAATATCTGGATAGTGGAATTAATGTGTGTAATAGAAGATAAAGAATTTGTTATTACACGAGGACAAGGAAATTGGACAATAGTTTAATATTATTTACTATCCTCTATTCCATGTGGCCATTTACGATATTTAAACCAATAAACTACTAATCCATATCCTAATATTAATATTACAGGTAATCCAAATAATAATATTAAGAAAAATATATTAATAAATATTCTTTTTAATACATATATCACCATTTATTTTATATCACTATTCCTTTCACTGTTACGCTTATATTCTTCATCCATGGCCCTAGCTCTATTAATTTGTTTAATGTGTTCACTTCTATTGTGAATCATTTCTCTAATTCCTGAGTTACGACCAATAAAACCTAATATTACTGCTAATGTAGACCATAAACTTAAAAATAATAATGTCATTACAACAATTGTTAATATTAAATTAATCATATAAATATCTATCCTCTTTTAATAATTAGTACAAAATAAAGATAAATTATTAATAATTTCTAATGATGGTCTAGAAATTTCACAAGATTCCCATGAATCAAATATCATAATAATATTTCCTTCATATGTTTCTAGATATACGGGCCATTCATATCCTTCATGATGACGATGCCAAGGATGGGGCCAATATCTTCCATCAGAATGATCATATCCTCCTCTAGGAAAAGGTTCATGTCTATGTTCTTCAGGATGATGCTGAGGAATAGGGAAATGTTTTCCATGGGTAGATGGATTATGTTGATGTCCTTCTGATGAGGGGATTCCATGCCCAAAAGCCATTAATGGTATTAGTAATAATCCTGTCGTAATATATTTAATATAGTTTTTCATATTTTCCTCTTAGTTACGTAAAGTTTATATCCATTTGGTTTAAATCTAGTTCTATCTTGAGATATATATCTTTCATTTAGTAAATGTTCCAATTCTAATAGTAATTCTATTCTTTTTTCATCGTGTTCAGTAATATATTCAGTATTTAGTTGTCTTCTTAATCTTAATCTATTAAGTTCTTTAAATTGTTGGGCAATAAAATCTTGTCTATTTATATTATTAGTTAACATGATGAGCTCTCCTTTTATATAGTTCACAGGCACATATATCTAATAATCTTAGCCAAGTTGTATGATTATCAGTATTTCTTTTAGAACTATTAAGAAATCCTCCAGAACTAAATATAAGGGTCATACATTTATTTAAGTTGATATGAACAACATCTGTAGTCTGTTGACTTAAAACCTCTCTATATTGATCTAAAGAGTTTACAGCTACATTTCTTGGATCTTCTTTACAATTATTCATAAATAATACCTCTTATATTGTTATTCAATAGTACCAATATTAAGTTCATCTGGGAGCTCATTCTAGTGTTCCTAAGTCGAGCTCTGACCATTCATCATCTTGTGTCATTACCACAGGTTTTGCTAGTGTTTGAACTTCTAGTAATGGATGACGGTTCATTTTGTAAATTTTCATATAAACCTCTTCTATTTACTTAATTTCTTCTCTTAATATAAGTATAACATCTCCATTAATTAATACAATATATTACTAAAAACTAAATATTGAACTATTTTAAATATCTTTAATTAAATAATTATCATAATAAACTATACTCTATATTCTTTTATTATAAATTAATCATGA